CAGTCAATGCAGACGGTACTACAGAAGAAACAATGGAACTGTCTACATCAGTAATGCCAGCAATGGCTTACTCAACGACCGCAGCTACATTTAATACAACGCCTACAGTGAAGGGGATGTTCTAATGGTCTATTTCGTAGGAAGAGATTTAGATGTTATTATATCTACCGAAGAAGCAGACAATGGTTTATTCTGGCAATCAGGAGCTACAGGACCATCTTGGGCTTTTGATGATGCAGTATCTAAAGCATCTTATTCATTAGTAGCAGTACCAAGAGGGCACGCAGATGCTCAAAACGTCTCAGATGGAGTAACGTTAAAATATTTAATTGGTGCAGATTTATCCGTTGGTGCAATGGATGAAGATATAACATATGTAGGTTTCCGTGATGTTACGAAAGTAGAAATCAAAAAGGAAACAACATTAACATTAACACGTAAGAAAGTCGATGCAGTATGGGATGATTGGTTTAACAATGCAAGATTTGGATTAACAGGAAGTTCTATAATAGGTGCTTCTGATAATGAAGAACCAACCCAAACACGTGGATTTAGAATCTGGTTGAAACTAAAACCTAGTGGAAGTAGTCAAGGAGATACATTTACTTTGAGGAACTGTTGCTTACAAAGTCATACAGTAACCACAAACGTAGATGGAACTTTTGATGAAACCATAGAGTTTATGTCATACATAGACCCTAAGATAGGAAACACTGGTTCAACCGTTGTAACCCCAACAACTGACTTATAAGGTTATAAATAACTAAGCAGGGCTGTGCCCTGTTTGGTTTTGTAAAGGAGATAGAAATGTCAAAAGAAGAAAAAGAAATAGAAACTTGGACAATAGAAAGCTTGATAGCTTTAACAGACGAAGTACAAAATGAAGAAATTGATTATAGAGGAAAGGTTTTAAAAATACAATTCTGTGAGTTAACAGAAGAAGAAGAACCTACCGGCTCATTTAAAGATGACTTCGAGAATGAAGAAGAACGAATGACTTATTATCAAGAATTAGGTACTTTAAGAGTACTTAAAATGATAGAAAAAGCAAACGAAAAAGTTCCTGAAAATAAAATTTTGGATAGTGAATCATGGGCAAAATTACCTACTACCCTAAGATATGCCATTGCTAATAAAATAATGGCTATTAATGCGGAAGTGCGTGAAAATTTTACCATGGGATGACCGAGACACCTAGACCGGTCGTCCTTTACGTCCCTCTTATGAAAGAGTTAGGAATTTCATGGACTGAAATAAAAAATATGCCCGCTTATGAACTAGAAGGTTTACAAGGGGCACTTAATGAATACAATGCTCTCCATTCTATGGATGGATATACAGCAGATGAAGTGGGTGAAATAGCAAAAAACAAACCTCAAATAAGGTCTTCTTGGGCTAATTACCAAGAAAAAAAGGCTAAGTTTGATGCTATGATTGGAAAGAAAAAAGAATTGTCATTCGATGGATTGATGTAGAATGGGTGTAGCAGGTCAAATATTCGCAGCTAGAGTTGCTATTGGTTTAGCAGTCCCTTCTCCTAAGGCTTTAAGTCAAACAGGAGAAATGTTGGGCAACTTCTCTAAGAAGATGTATAAAAAACTAAATAGTCAACATCTTGAAGCAGCACAAGAGAGAAGCCAAGCAACCACACAAGAGTTGCAGCGAGCGAATGCTCGTGTGGCTGAATTCCAAAAACGCTCTCAAGCCGAATTGATGCAATCTGCACAAAGGTCTTTAAATAGAACCAATAAAATGTTTTCTGGGCAGGTAGCAGAAGGTTCCCGACAAATTAACCAAATGCGAACCGGCTTACAGCGAGCTCGACCATCCGTAGCACCAAAATTATTTGCTAATCTTTCTAATGATATGAAATCTGCTGAAAAATATCAGCGGATAATGAAGAATTTTATACAATTAACTAACACTGAAAGACAATCTGTTCTCAAAGGTGTTGAAATAACACTTGAAGATGCTAAGGCTAGGTCAGTACGAGCCTTAGAAATGGCTAAAGAAAATGCAGAAATGAAAGAATACGCTGCTACACAAATAGAAGATGCTCAAAAATTAGAACAAACTTATGAGCAGATGATGATTTTAGATAGTGAACGTTCACAAGAAAAAAGAAGACTTGCTGAAGAAGAGAAAAATCTATTAAAAGAACAAAAAGATGCACGAGATAAGGCAAATAGTTCTTTAGAAATTCAAGAAAAGTTAACTAATGAAATGACAGAAGCCCAGAATAAGCTCCATGATGCCATGCACAAGGCAATTTATACCATGAAAGAGGGCTTTGGTCAAGTATTAAGAGATTCTATCTCTATCTTAACTGGTTTCTACTACAAACTTGGTGAAACTACTTCTGCTTTACAAACATTTGAAAGAGAACTGTTAAATGCAAATTCTGTGTTTAATCTTACTCGAGACGAATTATTTAAGACTTCTCAAACTATAGTACAATTTGGTCAAGAATTTGGTCTTGCTATGGATAACGGAGCCGCTGGTCTCTACCAACTTGCTTCGGCTGGTTTAGATGCTAATGAAGCTATGGCTGTTTTACCTCATACGTTAAAGCTTTCTATGGCTGTACAAGGAGACCATAACACTATATCTAAGCTTACTGCACAGACATTGTTTGGTTTTGGTATGGAAATGGACCAAGCAGGCTTACTAACAGATAAATTTGCGCATGCTATTCAGAAATCTCTTATTGAGTATGAAGATTTAACAAGCGCTATCAAGTTTGCTCTACCTTTCTTTACTGCTACAGGGCAAAGTATAGACCAACTATTGGGGTCTCTACAGGTCTTGACTAATAGAGCTTTGGAAGCTGGTATTGCAGGTCGTGGTTTAAGACAAGCATTAGCTGAGTTTGCTGAAGGTGCAGAAGATAATGCTACTGCTTTTGCTAAAATGGGCATAAACATCCTTGATGCTAATGGTGAAATGCTTCAATTGACCGAAATAGCTAGGTTGTTTGCTGATGCAATAGGCCCAGAAACAGCTAGTAATACTGAATTATTAACAGCATTGATACAAGATTTGAATGTACGTGGTGCAACCGCGTTTATACACTTAGTTCAGAATGCTGAAGAGTTTGAAGACGCAGTACATGCTACTGTAAATGCAGGTGGAGAATTAGATGAGATGGTTAGAATCCAGAACGAATCTATTCAAGCCCAAATGCAAATATTAAAGAATAATGTTGAAGCAATTTTCTTTATGCGTGATGCTAATGCAGATGGAACCGAATCCCTAAACGAGTTCCACCAAGGTGTATTAGACGTTATCGCTTCACTTAGGGGATTAATCGTAGAAGAACTAGCAGATGGTACATATGCATTAACTGAATTTGGACGAGATATAAGAAAAATAGCAGTACAAGGTGTAGAATTATTTGCTGGTGCTGTAAAATCTATGGTTACTATCATTAGAGATTTTAGTAAAGAAGGTTTCTTTAACATCTCTATGCTTAAAGCTTACTTCCTACCAGTTTCTGCGGTTCTTAAAGTAGTACAGATGTTAGGTCCAAATGTACTTAAATTGGCATTATGGTTTAAAATTTTAACAGCAGTAATACCTATTAACACACTACTTACACTTGCAGACACTGTAGCCACTATAGCTAATAACACTGCTAAAGTAGCTAGTGCAGCAGCAAGTACTGCATTGGCAGGTGCAGAAGCAGGTAGAGCAACTGCAACAAACGCAGCGACAGCAGCCACAATGGCACAGACTTCTTCATTTGCCTCATTAGGGGGAGCATTAAGAGCATTTGGTAGAGCACTATTGAATCCTTATGTACTTCTTGGAGCTATAACAGCAGGTATAGTACTTCTTATTGCTAAAACTAGAGATTTATCTGCGATGTGGGAAGGTCTACGAATAGGTGGAATGGAAACACTACGAATGTTAAAGTTTGCAGTAACACCACTTACAGAATTATTTGGTGAGTGGGGAGATGCTACAGAAAGAGCTATGAAATCTATGGGTTTTGCAGATGATAGAGCTGCCATGATAGGTATAATGCAAGAGATAGGAGCTATAGTAGCTCTCATTGTATATGCAGTATCGGAGTCTATAGCTCGAATTTTAAGATTTACGGTAGAGTTGGCTGGAAAAACAATAGATGTAGTATTAGGTCCTAATTTATCGAGATTAGTTTGGGCTGTTGGACAGCTCCAAGAATTGGATGAAAAGGGAGCTGGTAATTATACCAGAGACGTTGTGACTGCTGACGGGGCTAGTATGGTAAGAAACTATCAACAAGTCACTGGTTTGTCTACTTATGATATGCTAGCTCAACAAGGAGGCTCTGGTCAATTTGTAGCCGATACAGCATATGGTTCAGGTGGGGATGGATACTTGGGTACCAAATACTCACCCGGAGGTGCGTTTGATTATGTTATGAATTTTGCTAATGGTGGTATGATTAAATCATATGCTAACGGAGGACCCGTTTTAGTAGGAGAAAGGGGTCCAGAACTGTTCGTTCCCCCTAGGATGGGAGGACAAGTTTTAAATACTGACAGGACCCGAAATCTATTAAGAGGACAGACTGGCATGTCCAATGGTAACGGAATGATTAATACATTAATAGTACAAAATTTAACAGCGGCTAATTCGACATCTAATAATAGTAAGATAGCCGTAGACACTTTTGCAGGAGTAGTATAAGATGGCAGCACCAATAGACGTAGAAAGAAATTGTTTTTATAGAAAACATAACATTACTACAGAAGGAGCTGTAGAATTAAGACCTTCTTTAACTGACTCGGCTTTTTCAGGAACAAGAGATATAAAACTCAACGGAGGAACTAGTTCTAATATATTCTTATTATCGGGAGCAACCCCACCATCATTGACATATGGAGATGGACAATTGATAGGTGGTGATTTAGTTTTATACTGTAGTGGTACAGAACTCAGTTCTACAGGAGCTCCTCCTATAGTAGACCTTTATGCAGCAGTTTCTGGAACTACATTTAAAGAAGGAGATATGGAATTGTCGCATGGTTGGGAAAATTTAACCGGCCAAAGTGGTAGCGTAGCTGCTGGTTCGACAGTAATAAATGGAACAGGTACTACTTTTATGGCTGATTTTACAGTAGGGGATGATATAAAGATAGGACCTGCTGCATCTCCTGAAATCAAAATAGTTGCAGATATTACAAATGACACTACTCTTTCTTTTTCGGGGGCAGTTCATGGCTCTGGTATAGCAGCAACATCTAATAATTTATTTAAACCGCGTTTTTTTGGTGATGAATTATCGGTCTATACTGCTCACGCAGATAAAGATTTATATACTTATTCTGAAACTTTTGATGGGGGTCAAAGTATAGGAACTGCTTCTATTGCTGGGTTTAAAGTTTCCGAGCCTTATATTTTATTAAATAGTTTTAATGGTGATAAATTAGCAAGCGCACTTTATGCAGGTGGTAATTATTCATTAACTTACGGTTTATATCAATCATTAACTGGTGAAGACTCAGCACCCTCGGGTTCATCATTTTTCAAAGAATACTTTGGAACTAAAGAAGATAGTACGAGAGCTGAAAGTGTGGTAGAAGTTATAGAAACAACTTACACAGTAGGTCCTACTCTTGATGCAGCAGCAGAACGCAGAACTGCTCATCAGACAGTAACAACTACTGGAAATAACCCTATAATGTATATCAAACCTCTTGACGACAATAAATTAGATGATTTATGGGTACCAGCCAACGATTATAGAGAAGGGATGGAAAATATATTTGCATTTACTCCTTATTGGAGATGGAAAGATATAAAGCACCTTGTACAATATAGAACTAGAGAAAAAACTAACGTAGAAGAGTCTGAAGATGTTAATGAAAACAACACTATATTTGATAGTGGATTAATATATGCTAGTCCAAACATAAGTACGTTTTACGGTGCAGGTGACAAAAGTGGTCTCCCCGTTAATAAATCTATAATTCAAATTTCAAATGAAGCATATGCCGATGGTGGCTCTTCTTTACAACTGTATAACTTATGGAGTTATTCTAAACTCAATGCTTACCGCACAGACCAAGAGGGATTAGACCCTATGTATGGAATAAGTGGTGCAGCTAATCCACAGTTTTGCTGTGTTGGTATGAAAAATGTACCATTCCCTCAACAAATAGATAATGCTTTTAATGTTAAAGCGCAAGCTGATGGCAACGGTGAAAATCATGCATGGGATAATGTTACATTACCAGAAATAAATATTAAATTTAATGTTAAAGAAATGGATGTAGTTCCTACTATAGCTAGTACACTCACAAATGAAGCTGACCAGATAGCCAAGCAAGGTGTGTTTACAGATTACTGGGGTGCTAATATGACTACCGGTACTGGTGTAGATAGATATACTGATGCATGTTTTGTTAGTGGCACTAAAGACTGGGAAGCTGGGACGGGACCTTTCGATTTTCAATTTAGAACATTGATGCGCAACTTTACTATATGTTTTTCTAATTATCCACCAGAAGAAGGAGAAGGTCTAGATAGTTTTATTCATCGCGGATTAAAAGATTATTATGATGGTACTTCACCGGGCGATAAATTTATAGGAGGTCTAACTGTATTTAAAGACCGTCCGGCAAAAGGTGTTTATAGTAGTGCTGGAGCTTCTGGTACTGCATATGAAAAGGGTGATGGTAATGTATTAACTGCTATGTCTTTACAATGTGGTCAATCAAATTATGCCCAAGGTAATGCGTCTAGTGGTTATCAAGATGATGTATTAAACATTGAAAATGTAAGAAATCGTATTTTAAAATTTAACAATGCTAGTGGTACTTCTACCCAATCTGCTGGCCTAATGTGTTTTGCTGGTATACCTGCTAATGATGGTAATACTGATAATGGAACTGGAGTATATGGTCAAGAATTTGAACAATCAGTCAATTTATCTATGGACCAGTTTGTTAATGCTAAATTTGTTTTTAATGTACTAGGTGGCTCTGCCGCTGGAAGAATAGGTGCAGCAGGAGATAATATAGGAAAAGCTGACCAATGTAGGGTTTACTTTACCGATGGTATTATAAAAACCACAGGTAGTACCGAAACAGAAGGAGCGGACGTATTAAGCGCGGGTACTTTAGAAGAACCCGTTTCTTTACCTATTCTTTTCCCTTCATCTACTCATAACAGCACTTCTGGTATAGGGCAAACGTGGTTAGAACAACCATCTTTATGGCCTAGATATATGACGTTATGGGTAACCAACTATAGACAAACTAACTATCAATCAGGTACTACAGATGATTTAATGGGTGAACAACAACCATGGGCAGCTTACACTGGTTCCAAAGTCGATTTTGGTATAACTGGAGACTATCCAGCTGATTATGGTGCAGATAAACAAACTAACGTTTTTGTAGATAATATACACTTTTCTAATTTTACAAACGCAGTACACAACGCGTCTGTCAAAGCAACAGGGCGCACTGATAATATAGTAATTAAATCATGGCCTACTAAATCTCCAGTAACAACTCCACCTGACTACACATTATATGACGGAGTAGCATCTGCCAGTGAGAGACTACCGGGAAGTATGTTATCCCCTACCTTTACAAAATATTATATGCCTACTTATGTACTTTTAGGCTTTGATAATGGTCCTGCTGATTTTTATGCCTCTGGTGGTGCAGACCCGGGAACAACCCAATGGTATCAGTGGCATGGATTTGGTACGAGTGCTTTTAGTAACTTAGACAGACAAACTCCTTATACTACAACACACAACATGTCGTGGTATAGGCACGCCGACCAAAATGGTTTGATGAAATCGTATGGTAATTACTTACAAAATTCTTATTTTTCTTATGCATTTTATAATGGTGGTGCTGCTACTAAAGCTGTACCAAGTTTCGCAACTTCTACTCCTACAAGAGGATTTATACAAACAACGCCTACTTTTGGTGCAACACAACCTACTGTGGCGTCTAATGAAATATTTAATTTCGCTACTGGTTCAGCAGCTTCTTTATTTACAGATGGCCTTACACAAAAGGGTTTTACACAGTTTGGCGCTAAAGGAGACGGCGGAAGTGATAATGATTATGATGGTTCTTGGTTAAAAAGAGAACATCCCTTTGTAGCAGCTAAAATAACTAGTTTACCTTCAATTTATGATGAAGATGATGATTTAGAGGAAGGAGTTGTTGAAGTAGATAGAGGTGCTATATTTGATATGCCTCTCTCTGATGAATATATAGTTTATACTGTTGGAGGAGGTACTGGTTCATTAAGACCTCATGCTAACATTATAGCTGAGGGTAGTGCAGATAGCCCTTATTATGATTATGATACAAAGGCTACTACTATAACTTGGTCTGGGTCCTTAAGTTCTACAGGCACTACAATTGACATAGACAACGCCAGTGGTCTAGTACAACTAGACCCCGCTTTTGGTGTAAATGTTTCGGTATCAGATTATATTCATACTGGTGCTTTTGTGGCTTTACACAAACGAAGTGATAGTTCAGTTCCCGAAATTGTTAGAATAGATGGCTATGATAAAGATGGAGGGGCTACTAATTACGATAGAATAACTATATCACGAGCTCAGTTAGGTACTTCAGCTGCTGTAAGAGCACCAGCGGATTATTATTTATATCCTATTATTAATGTATTTTCTATAAAGGGAATTACACAAAGAAAACAAAGAGATGGTAATAAAATTTTCTTAAACGTTCCTCAATTAAGTTCTATAGTTAATGAACAAAATTTACCTTATTTATATATTTCACCTTACAAGTATTGGCAGTGGTTCCAAATGTGGCCCGGTGAAATGGCTATTGGTGCCCCTGCATCAGCAACGACAAATGCAGGAATGGCTGCGACTGAAGGGACTAAGTCAGGACCTAAAGCTTATAGTGCTATTAGTTTAATGAAGTCTGGTAGTGCTGCTACGACAGCTACAGGTACTACATATAGTGAAGAGGATTATACTTTCTTATCAACTATGACAGGAAGTGTAGGAAGAGTGTCACCTTACAATAGTTTATGGAGTTTGGATACCGCTACTAGTGGTTCTTCTATAGAAACTAACATAGATTATGGTTTCGGTCCTTATACTGAAGATACTAGAACAGGTGGTCAGGTAACATCAAGAGGAGTATATTCTCAAAATCCTATGGCATTTAATTTAGATGGTTTAATAGGAAGTAAATCTTGGGGTGTTGAAGAACCCGTAATGAATAAAATAGTATTGGGGGCTCCTTTACTTTCTTCTTCTGCTGTGTTTTACGGCAATGATTACACTACAACCACAGCAAGACAAGGTATAGCTTCAGGTAGTACAATCATACAAGAAGATGTTAAACCTTATTATTTATGGAAATATTTTGACCCAGTACCAACTGTATCTAATTTTACAGTAGGTCCGGCGTTTAATTTGTTAGATAGAGAAACTAACTTATATAATTTAACTAATGAAAATTTAAACGCTGTCAAATTCAATTGGTCTGAGAGTGGAGAAGACATATGGTATAGAATGCTTATAGTAGACAATAAAGCTGTTACAACTAAATATCATGGATTTTCAAATGCTCCCCAATGTTTATTTCATGGGGCCATGAATGATTTACCTACTAGCGTTACTTCAGCGCCAACTCTTACATTTACAGAAACTACCACAGATACTATTTACGGTACAACCTTTACAGTAGGACCAGTTGCGAATAGTGAAGGTTCTATATTAGGTACAGGAGCACGTATGAGTCCTGAAGGACTTCAAGGTTACGCCTTTGATACCGGAGTATCAGGAGCAGCATCTAAAATAACGATAACAAATACAAATTGTAAATTTATAAAAAGTTCTTCAACATATACAGCCATATTTCATTTAACGCCCGGAGTAGTTCCACCCGGTGCAGTGGCAGCTACCCAAACTATTTTCGAAAGAGGAACTCTTGGTAATGGTGGTTTAATAATAACAATGGAAAATGGTAAAGTTAAAGTAACTATGGGTGGTATTAATACACTACAGTCACAGTCAGTAAGTCCACGAGATGGTAAACAACCTATGATGATAGCTGTAGTTTATGATAAAAATGGCGATGTTCCTTGTAAGTTATTTATTAATGGTAAACTCGAAGATTACTCTATTACTGGTACAACTGACCCTAGTGAAGATATAAGTGCCTTTATGTGTAACAACACAGGAGACAGTCAACCCTATTATGGATTACTAGAGGAAGTTATATTTTATAGTAATGTAATACACTTCCCAGATGACACAGGGCAATTTATTTTAGATGGGTCTAAATTTTTGGAACATGATACATTAGATGTGCAATCTTTACATTCTAAATTATTTATTATGGACTATCACAATATAAGAGGAGATGGAAAAGATGCAGTCTGTTCTACTCCTACAGTATCATGGAGGGCTACGATAGCATGAGCTTACGATGGAATGGTGCAAGCGCTAGTAATGTAACAGGCGCTGTTTATACTACATGTACGGGTAACTTTGTTTTTACTGATGATAATGTAAGAGCTGTTTATATAGATTGGGATGATGGAACTGACCCTCAAGGTAATAGGTCTAATAAAAAAGAGTATGCTAACTACCAATGGCAGCAAATAACCAAACCTACCGGAACTCTTAACGTAGAACATACCTATACTGCAACTGGTGTATATGCTCCAGTTATACAAGTACTAAACTCAGACGGTATAGTATCTTCTTATTACGGTTCTGATACAACTAACACAGATGTTTCACCTTATTACGACAACTCTACTCACCAAACCTTTGAAGCTATAGATGGTCAAGCTACAGGTATTATGAATGTAGAAAACAAATCTGTACTTAGTGGTATAGATAATTCAATTTTTTATAAGGAAGGTCCTAAAGATTTAACTTTTTGTGTTCCTCCATTACTTACTTCTGCCCAATTAACTGGTACTGTGGGTACTATAATATTAGAAATAGAGGCTGTAGTAGCAGAAAGTGTGAAATCTGATGTGGATTTAACTGTACAGGTAGGGGCTACTCGTAGTATAAGAACGCTAAGAGTAGAACATACCATCAATGTAGCAACTGACCAACAAGTGGCTATACCTATAACTGGTGGTCGCGTTTTAGAAGTTAAGAAAGTTACATACATGAACCCTAAATACACAGGTTCAGCTAGTACAAGACCAGACAACTTTAAAGCAAACAATGTTTTTAATTATTTAAAGATTTTTATCACTACTAAAGGTAATGATGGGCTCTATTACCCAGTGACATATGTATCAGCTGGTAGCCCAATAAAGAAGGCCGATGACGCTAGGCGTTATATAACTATGGACTTCTCGCAAAGTAGAGCTAAGGCTTCCAATGTGCTTAATAGCGCTTATAGATACGATGTCGGAAAGATGTGGTTAAACCCCGCATACCAATGGAATGCTATTACAGGTTCAACTGCTGGAGATTATGAATTCTTTGGAGATAATACTAGTGGGTCTAATTCTAATAAAATAGTAGCATATACTTATGGAAGTACACGACCTGATGGTTTAGGTGGACAGACCTTTATAGGTAGTGCTGCCACTGGAACGAGTATACTTTTTTGTGACACTTCTCAGACAAGTAGTCCTCGTGGCTACTGGGATATACAGGCGTCAATCTCTGATAGAAAGTTCAGAACTAATCAGGTTTTGATAGATGAGTTTGGTGCATTTCAAGACCAATATCACTTGGTAAGAAATTCTATGGCACCTACTAGCGCTACTACAAATACTGGTTCTGAAATAAGTTCATTGGTCGATAATAAACCTTTTGTATATAGGATAACACCTCCTAGTGATGCTGATTGGACAAAGGTAGATAAAGACCCTGATAGTGCAACAGCAAGTTATACTCAAGAAGTATTTCAAAATACCTCAGGTACTAGGTTATTACTTAGTGGTATGAATGACCAAGATTTTGAATATTTCAATGGTGATAATAGGTGGGAAAGTGGTGTAGCAGACCAGAACCGTAATTTTGAATACTTATTAATGCTATGGCCTAAGAAAACTAATAAGGTATTTTTTAACATATCTAGTTATGCTTCTGAATTGATACAAGATTATATGTATCTTAATAACTCCCAAGACGACAGTGTGTGGTCTATAGCAGGGGTAGATTATCTTGTGATGGAAGAAACAGGGACAAAACTACAAAACGCCTATTGGCAATCAGTACCCTTTAATGATACTACTGCCGTTACTATGAACACGCGGTATACCTCGGGTTCTAATGAAACTTATAAGGATACAACTGTAGGTTTAGCTAAATCAGGTTATGTTGATTATGATATGCCTTTAGATTGGGCTAAAACTAACTTCACTAATTTGTGTGGAGGTATATTTAATCCTACAGTAGTTCCTACTGCTCCTGTAGCTGGTGACTTTGATATAACTATTACAGGTACTGTAGCCACTGGTAGTGCAGATTCTACTTACGGTAAGAGTATTACCCTCAGTTCTATTACTGCTGCGGCTGGTAACGCGCTCAGTACTTTAGGAACAGCAGATGACATAGGAGCTTTTAAATATATAGCTTTCGTTAAAACTGCTGCTGGTGCTGCTGATACTATAAACAGACCTATATGGGTTGCAGGTGCTAATGGTACTAATGCAGCTAACGCTGGCCTTACAACTCTCACTATGATTTATGGAGAGAATGATGCAAGTGATTATAATATAGAAAATTTACATGGAGATAGTGGAGTGGTATTCGTTATACGTAGAATAAATGCTTATGATGTTTTAAATGGTGCTTCTATGGTAGACAAAGGTTCTAGTGCTATACTAACTCCTCCTGTCGATTATCTATCTGGTTCTAGCTTTCCTCATACTTATATGTTATCTGGTAACTCTACCACATTAACTTCGTTTGGTACAGCTTTCTCTGCTGCTTGGAAGACTGGCGAATATTATCCTCTACGAATAGCATTGAGTGGAGCTTCGAGAAACAGCAACGGAAACACATATCCAGAGATATTTAATGTATTTGACGCTACTGAATCTCATGTAGAGATAGTTAAAGAAGTAGATGATAGTGCATATAATTTAAACGGAACTCCTATAACAAGTGATATATCTATATCCCGAACTGGAACTTTCTATCAAGCTATAACAAGAGGTGGTAAGGTATATATATCCAGAACTGGAGACTCTATTCAAAATATTAGTTTTACAAGTGCAGCTCTTGGAACTACTAATGGTAACTTTAATGATGTGTTTAGTAGAGACCCTGCGGCTGGAACAGTAGCCGATAACAAAGGAAGTATGTATTGGAACTTACACAATATAAGAATGTTACAGTCAAGAGCTAAAAGAGTTTATTGGGATAACCAACAAAAAGATGGTACATGGGTAAGATACTTTGGAGTTGTAACTTCATTACAAGAAACCACACCACGGGGTGGACCAAATGTTCCTATAACATATACTTTCCAAATGACAGTAACGGAGATATGTCTGATTGATAGGAACAACGAACTTATGACAGACTTATTCCCTCTTGGTGGTGTATCCACAGAAAAAGGATATACCAGTGGAGGAAGGCTTGATTAGTTATGTTGACTAAGAATCCTCGTATATTCATAGATGGTAGGCAAGTTGATTTTATTAAAGCTTCTTACTCTCTACCGGGTGTACTTTCTGCTGCATCATTGTCCTTTGATGTTCCTTTAGCAATTGCAGGAAACGAAAACTTATGGGATAAAGAAGTAACTCTTTATGTTGACAAGAGTGATAGTAAACCTATCTTTAGAGGATGGGTCAATAGAACTAAGAAAAATTTTAATGAAGTAGAGATATATGCTGAAGATGGATTTGGATATATGGTGAAGGGTGGTGATACTACTGTATCAAAGGTACAACTAGACGAACGGCAGAATCTAGATGGTTTGACGGTTGGTGCAGCTATTATAAAGTTATTAGAATTAACTAAGTTAGATACAAAAATTAAAACTGATTATATAGGTGATACTTCTCCTCGCATTGGTTCTGTTCAAAAAAGGCCTATCAGAGGAACTCTATTAGTGTTAGATGTTATAAAACAGTTATTATCTAAACCCATCAATTTGTCTGACCAAGATTTACCTAGACCTAATATAGCTAAATTAATAGATGATGGTACATACTCTCAGTTAGTTATAGAGGTAGAGTCTGCGTTAGATTCATCAAACATATCTTATACGTTTAACGAAAATAAAAACATAACTACTCTTAATGTTATAAATAGAAAGGTTCCTACTATTGTAGTAGTAACTGGTAAAAATGGTGTAAAGGGTACCTTCTCTCACGATGGAGCTATCAAAGCACTAGACCGTACATATTTAGAAGTTAGCAATAACAATTTAGAATCCCCAGCTGCATGTAAAGAATTTGGTGCACGATTATTCCAAGCTAATCTAGAAAATAAATTTGAATATCAGATAGGTGTTACAGAAGGTTTCTATTTAGCCGAAAATCAAGTTGTTAGAATACAAACAGATGATAAAGATTTTTCAGGTAATTATAGAATAGTAGGTAAAAATATAAGTTTCGGAGATACCACGACTATAGGTATAACTATTAATAGAAAGCCTCCTACTCTAGCTGAGTACATTAGTAGTAGAGATAATTAAGACTTAGGATATGCTGCGTCGTTTATTTGTGGTTGGTTAGAACCAGATACATTATTTAATCTGTTAGTTCCCCATGCGTTACCTGCTTGACCATTACCACCATTGGATTCACCATTGGCTGGGTACATGGTTCGATAACTTACTGTTCCTGCTGGCATCCATTCTCCATCACCAGTTGGTCCATCATTAGGTCCTAGATATACAGGACGGTCTATCTTACCGTTACCATTACCTCCAGCATTGAGGCCCATCTTGCGTCCGTATCCAGTTATATCAGTTTGGTATTCCATGTTTAAATTTCACATTTATCGCCAACACAAGCATACTCAGCCTTACCTTGGGTATTGTCTGAATTCTCATATTGAGACAAATCTGTATAATTAATTACGGGAAGCTTCTTTATAAGCCTTTCGTAGGTTCTAGCGTCAATCTCTTCATATGGAGCCAACTTATAATGACCACCATCATACGGTAAGAATGATACACCATTAATAATATCCCAGTTCTGATATACCCAGTTTCCAACTTCAAACCATTCGTCATCTCTCACATACACAGTCATGCTAGCATTGTGTTCACACCAATTATGTTGTAAATTTTTATAATGTTTCAACTGGTCTAGTGCTGTTACATCTTTGCGAGTTATACAATTCTCAGGAGATTTGACAGGGAACTCTAATACCCACGTAGAAGCAGTATCTTTATCTTGTCCTACTTCTGGAGTTGCCTTTATACCACTGTCTTTCATCAATCTAAACAGAGGGTCGTTGGCAGATATCCTATATCTACGTATGTAGTGTTGTGAATAACGTGGGTGGACACCTGATGCAGAATCCACTAACTGTGAAACTGTACCAGATGGCTTGACACAAGTGGTAGCCGCTGGCATTTTTGTACCAAGTATGGTAGATGCTTTGCGAGATATGCGCAAAACACGGCTTTTAAGGGCCTTTAAGGCGTCCGAGGTCAATACCGAGGGGTTATCCATCTGACCAGTCAAACTAACTCCTAGAAGCGCTTCTACGTCACAGTTCTTTTTCCACGAATCTCTGAGATATGGGAAGTATGTGAACGAGCTCTGTATAACACCGAGCCATGTAGCAGTCTCAACCTTATCTAAAAGGGTGTCTAAATCGTCCTCAGCTCTAACAACCACTTCACTTAAGTTGCAGAACTCCATATCCCTAAGCATTATTTCGCCACAAGGGTTAGTGCCTTGGATTAATGGAGCATATCTGCGAGATGGAGCTTTCTTCTGTGCAGCATCAAGATTAAAGATGCCTCTTTCCCCTGTGCCTGATAGAGCTAGTGCTGCCCATTCTTTTAGAAATTCAGCAGCGGTTGGCTTTTCTCTGAATATAGCACTGTTGTTTGCCATAGCTCGCTTGATAGGGAATGGCCATTCTTTTGCATGACGCATATCTTTATCATTAATATCACTGAGAGATATTTGAGAACTACGTCTTACCCCACCTACTACCACTATCTCTGCTATCTGATTACATATATCGTGAGCTTCTAACGTAGTAAGTTTACGTCCTTGTGCGTTGTGCATTGTTTCACGAATGAAATCGTGTAACTTAATTAGTGGAGCTGGTCCAGATGCGCGACCTCCCATAGTGTTTAGACGTGCGCCTTCTAATCGTATTAGTGAATAATCAAAGTAAATGTTTTGACCATCGTATAGATTATTCATTAACATCTTTACTGAGTCAGCCCATCCTGCTTTAGAATCAAAGATAGGTATAGTATCTAAACCCCTACCTGATTTGATAACAGGTATTACTGGAAGTTTATCTACCTCTTCTTTTTCTACTGAGAAACCAAATCCAGTTCCACACATTAAAATATATAAACATTCAGCGAATGCTTCTACTGTATTAATTTTAGCAAAGGAGCAATTATATATACAGGTATTATCAAACTTAGCAGCAGGCCCAGCTGCCCATAAGAAACGCATAGAGGGCATTACTGCAAACTCAGACATATACTTCCTTATCTTGTTAACAGTTTTCTCTGGTATATCTGGTCTTTCTGAAATTATAAAACTAATAAATCTCTCTATTGTTTCTGGCCAATCTTCTCTACGATTCTCTTCTTCTATCCAACGTGAATACGTTCTCTTATAAATAAATTCTGATACTTGATTTTTAAACATTTATTACCACTCCTTTGCGGTTCATTACTATAGTATAGGGCTACTATAAAAGCCTTTTCTCAAATTAAAAAATTACTGATAACTTGTTAAAATTCGGCGTGCGCAAGTGCAATCCTCATCGGGTTCACACTTACACACTTGATTTGAGGTTTCGCAACCTGATGCTAAGTTATAATCTAACTCAGGCATTACCCTTCAACTACGATATCGCCGTAGTATCCGTGTAACATTTCGCTACGAGGTACTTCCATCTTCTCTCTTTTATTGAAGACTTTATTGAATCTCATAACTGTAACCATTTCTACTTCTGGTTCTTTTACTTCTTCTTTAACAGCTTCCTTCTTTGCTGCTTCTTTCTTGGTTGTTTTCTTAGCTGCCATATTATGCACCCATGTTCATTAAACGACCATCTTCATATTTTCTATATGTTTCTCCACTGATTGTAACAATCGTGAATTGTTCTTCTGCTTTTGCAGCTGGTTTGACGTCAACGTCTTTTTTACTTGCTTTTTTATCTGCCATGATATCACTTTTTCTTTTTGCGGCGTCCCGCTTTCTTCTTTGGCTTTACTTTGCGGGGGAGTTTGGCGCCCTTAGGCGTCTCCTTCTCCCACTTCTTCGCCATCTTCGGCTTGTTCTTGTACATCCAAGCTCTCTGTCTCTGACTTTTGAAGGGCATCTTGTTGTTCCTTATTTTTATTTTCTAGGAAAGCTTGCCATGGTATGACCAAGTCTTCTTTCTCTAGATATTCTTCTAAGTAAGCGTGGTTTGTTTGTAGAATATTATTCAGTTCTTGGTTTTGATTACTCAAGTTCTGCATCTGTTCTGCTAACATCCTTGTCTGCCCAACTAAGAAGTTGAGATTATCCATTGTCTGGGAGGGACCTGTTCCTTTCTCGTAGTCCTTTACCCAGTCTTCTATTTCGTTCACACGTTTCTCTAGTCTTTTCAATGTTGCCATTTCTCTTTCTCCTAAACACATCCACATTTATCTGTGCATATGTTCAATTGTATTAACTTATCCTTTGAATACCTATTTAAAGCTTTCGACCTAATGAGGTCTATTTGGCGACCTGCTTTATTAGGATTGTCAGTATACCAACCCCAGTCACCACCGGGTTCATCATATATACTGCTAAAGATAAAGTAAATGTCTCTATTCTTATAACCTGCTGCTACTAATTCAGTAGCTATTATATTATTATTCTCGTGACTGCTATGTCCACGCTCTATATTATGCTCTATTAGCTTTATTATACACTCTCTAGGGGGCTTAATATATTCATTGCTTATACTATAGCTATGACTAATAGAGCTTGTTGCTTCATCTATCTTGTTTAATAGATACTCTATGCTATATGATACTGTATGTTCTATCTTATAGTAATCACAAACAAATTCAACAAAGTTTCTCAAAGCTTTTTTACTTGGCTCTGATGATATAACTCTAGTGCTTTTTTCCATAGCCATTGCATATAGTTCTTCAACACCAGTCTTCATTACTTCATCGACTGTAAACTGTGTACACCATACTCCAGTTGGTTCATTAGTTAACTTAGACATATAAGCAGTATTAACTATACGTCTCATACACGACACACTATTATTTATACATATGTCATCTAAAGTTTTTAAACTATACTTTTGTTTTAAGTGTTTTAAATATTCTTTGATTGCTGTTCTCTTTATATGCTGGGGCAAGTCCACAGGGCAATAGAAGTCTATATTCATTTGAAAGCCCTTTCCCCCTGTAAGATATATCCTTGGGGTAATTCCTAGTGGTTTGCAGAACCGGCGTATAAATCTCCTCACATCCATCAAACATTTCTTTACATCCTTATTATCGTCAAAGTCAAACCACACTGTATTAAGAACGGCAGTCTCGTAATTAGTTTTGCCATCAGGTTTGTCCTGAGAACTGTCAAATACATATACACTTGCATAACAATTCTTTTTACCGTTGTACTTTTCTATTTGTTCTTCGAGCCCTTCGACTGAATCGCACTTGGCAATTCTTGCTGGGATTCCAAATTCTCTATAATACATGGGTCTGTTATTTCTTCTCCTACTTTTTCTAATATCTCTATCTTCTGACACCAATCTCTAGGTATCGCTAAGATATCCACACCATCTGTATCTGACCAATGCTGGACCAGTATTAAAGCTTTACTGTCCCTAAACACTAGTTCACCTATAGTCTCACATACTGCCATGTGATTCATAGGATTATTAAAATCCAGTGTGTGTATTTTTATCTGCTGGGCTGCGTCATTCCATGTGACTTTTACTAAAGGGCCTTGGCCCCCTATTCCTCTTGCGTATTCTTCCATTCTTTCCATTCCTCAAATAGCATAGCTATTAGATTATTGTCCCCTACATTTCTATGATATTTAGCATTAGGGGGTGCTTCGTCTACAAAGTAGGCGTCTATCGGTCTATCAAACAAGAGCCTATCATATGGCACTTGCTGTAATTCTAACCATTGTTCTGTAACATACTTAGAATCTAAGGTATTAGGACGGGTTGTCCATATCGTTATGTGATGTTCATCATTCTTTAACCACTGCATAAATTCTATAACATTAGCAATTGGATGACAGAATTTCCATAACACTTCATCCTCAGGCTTAAGTATAACGTTTTCTAAAGAGAACACTAAGCGCATTCTTTCTCCCAACGTGCTGAAAGTTTCAGCCATCTTTCCTGTACTACACTCCAATCATATTCCTTCTGAGCTTTCTTCCTAGCTGCTTGTGAAGTTTCTAGTTTTTTATCAGGGTTATGATAGTAATAGTCACACGCATCAGCTATAGCATTTGCAGAACATATTGCCCTATGAGGGGCTGCACGAGCTGGTGTATCCCACCACATATCTTTATATGGTAACAATATACCAGCCTCACATATGTCTTCAGGTAATAACTTATCTCTACCATTAGTAGCTTCACTACCCAAAACATCTCCACCACATGGGTAGAGAGGTATATCCGCGGTCTCTGGGTTATCTTCTTTGATTATCTCCCATGCAGTTGTGTAATTAGTTACTGCAACAGGAGTACCACAAGCCATCGCTTCTATTGTTGGTATTCCAAATCCTTCACCAGCAGTAGGTAATACAAATACATCTAAACAGTTGTACAAGTCTACCATACCATCTTCTGATAAAGCCTGACCGTCATCTAAACGACCCATCAAAGGGGGCATTAAGAAATCCTTTACACCATACTGTTCAGCGAAATCAGGGAATCTCCATCCCATTGAATCTAACCAATCCATATGTAATACTAATCTAGTATCCTTTGGTGTTAAATCATTACGGTCTACAAACTCTTTAAATCCTTTAATTAATTGTGGTATGTTTTTACGGTGTTGATTACGTGCTACACACCCTACGATAAATGCATCTCCTGCTATATCCTTAAGTGGTTTATCACCATACTTAGGGTTCAGTTTAGGTTTGAAATAGCTACAGTCAACTCCATGTGGCATATAAATACTATCTTCACATCCTTCAAAGTATTCATTCATTACTACTTGACCATATCGAGACATACAAAGTTTATAATCCATTCTATCTATTGCTCTTTGCCATGTAGCTATAGGAGGTGTACCATCTATAGGTATAACAGCCGCCCATTTCCACGGTGGTCCTTGACTAACCTTCTTAAACATTTGATTAAGCATATCACCTCTATCTTTACGAGACAATAATAAATCATCATCACCATATAAAGGTATAGTGGCTTCCGTAGGTTTTTTATGTTCAGCTACATGTTGAAACATTTGGAAATCCAAATGAGTTAATACTACATCTGGTCTAAAATTTTTAAGCCATGAAGGAAATGATTTTTCTCCATATCTTTCTTGACCTCCATATTGTATAGGTAAATTTTCTACTGTCTGTACTTTCTCTGTTTGATTAAGAGGCCACGGTATATCATAAGGTCTATGGGATTGATTTTGACATCCTCCATATCCTATATGATGTCCATCTTCAGATAGTAAAGCAGCTACGTTTTTAGTATTAGTACCAAAACCAGTAGGAGCCCATGCACTATCTGATATAGGCATTATCTTTAACTTACCTTTCTTTAGTGTTTTCCATTTATAATTCTGGGCCGGTTGGCTAACGTCTGGGTTTTGTAACATAGTTATTGTTTAATAGCTATGATATCCCTTTTGTTAACTATAACGGTTCCCTTCTCACCACTAAGGTATACAAAATTTAAATCATCATTAATAATTTTTCCTCTTCCGACTTTCGTCTTATCCTCTTCTCGCCAAACCACTTTGACTTCTGCTTCTTTTAAAAAGGAAGCAACACTTCTATTATCATTTTCATCCATTTTATCACACTTCTCAATGTAGTAGGAGTGACAGCTCGTGTCATCCTATTACTAGTTATGAGGAATTAGTATATAAAGCTTGCCCTATATCCAAGACATCAAACTCTGTTGTTTTTTATCCAATAAAGTGATAGGGGGTTTTTTCTTTACCCAATCAGCTAATTGAAACTTTTGTAGTAAGGTACTTATAGTATCCCAATAGTATCTTATATCTACTTCATCTATATCCTTCACAGTGGACTCTAACTTATAACCATCTTTACACTTGATATAATAATATGTAGTGCCTTCAGATGGAATAATACCAATCTCTTTACCTTGGTCCATCAAAGTTAAAATCAAATCTGTTTCGGATTTATAGTCTTCTCTCTTACGACCCTGACTCTTACGCATAACAAAATCAGATAGCTCATACTCCTGTAAATCATATAGTTTATCTATAAAGGTAGGAGTTATAGTGTTGTTAATTCTATTATTTATAACCTTTTCTAAGACTTTAAGATAGAACTTAGACCTACTTGTAGCTTTGAATGTACTACCATGTTTAGTTAAAGAACCATCTTCATTACGTAATACATAGTTACCTACTTGTAACCATACACCTTCCTTAAAGTAGTCCTTATCCATCGCAATATGTTCAGACTCAGCATTAGGAACAACATGTTTAAATAACATCCTTAATCGTTTGGTTAACCATTGTTCATCCACATCCACATTAGTATTAATCCCATCTGTATGTACATATACCACAGCATCTTCTCCATATCGGCTACGGATAATATCCACGGCCGAGAGAAGTAACCAACGTGCCGTTGCCGTGATAGTAAGACCAACACCCATGTCACCATAAGAGATATAAGGATTAGCGTTTGCACCATAGAAAGTATTCACCATTATTTTAAGAGCATCGGATTTGCTCTTATCTTCTTTCGTTGAGCCAAGTTTATAAGGCTTTCGCATTTCTTTGAACTCCTTACACATGTTATATAGACAACTCTTCCTAGAGGTATCTATTTTAATCTTTAGTCTTTTACCTACTCGGTTATCAGGGATATAAAGAATGTTATCTTTAAATTCTAAATCCTCAGTATAGTCTTCATATCCTACGATTTGTGTAGTATCTGGACCTAAATTAAGTGCCATCGCTATGGAAGGGTAGAAAGAACTAAAATCTACCTTCACATTCCTAGCATGAAATCCGGGGCGATAAAGCTCTATGTGGGCAGCTTGATAGTTACCCCTGTCTGCTTTATATATCTCCGGATGTCTTTCTCTATTCTTATCAAGCGTTACTATGCCTTGCTCGAATAAGCTCCTTCCTTGTAATATTTTAGTTATATAACTAGATGGAGCATTGACATATGTTGCCAGTGGAACGCATAAAGTTTCTGCGATATACTGAATCTGAGGGAAGTAGTGATTAAACAGATACATAGTTGCGTCTACATCACTAAGGACGTAGTCGTGTATCTCTTCAATCGGGTAGTCCAGTAAGTCATTGTTAGCAAAGTCGAGCTCGATAGGTTCGAGACCGAAGTTTCTAGCAACACTCTTCAGACCGCGTGGTATGCCTGATAGGGAGTAATCTAGGCGTGTCCATCTCAGTAAATCGAGAACTATGCGTCCTCCAGCTTGCATCTTAAGTTCTTTTTGATTCTCGGGGGTCTCCCAACCCCACTCTGTGTTATCTCTGTTAAGTATCTTTTTGTACCCTTTTAAGCCATGATAGTTAGCTCTATGTAATATCTGAGGTATATCATACCCCACAAGGTTATAACCACACATAATGTCTGGGTCATAATCATTGACATAAGCAGCAAACTTCAGTAAAACATCTCTGTCATCTTCACCATCCCATAGAAATACCTCACGCTCTCCAGAAGACGTGACTATACCTATAGCAACAACTGGGTAATCTTCACCAAAGGGAAAACTACCATCAGGAGAGTGAGTTTCTATATCAAAGACTAATGTCTTTACATCATCAGTATTAGGAAACTGACCAAAGAACTCAGGGTGTTCTATACACAACCTCTCCATCAAGGCTTCACGTCCACCATCATAAAGCGCATGAGGCGGCACGGCATCTCTCTTAGGAACATATTCATGTTTTGAGAGCTTAACGTTCTTATCACTAGCAACTAATCTATACTCCTTACCCTTATCATCTTCGGTGAAGTAATAAGGAACATAAGGACTGGTAGCTGCTTCGGTAGAACTATTACGATATATCTTTACTTTTAAAGAACCATCTCTTAAGTCTATGGTTCTATGGTTTACTGTGGCTATAAGGGGTACTTTCATAGTTTCTTATATTCTCTTAACAATAAGACATCTAGTATCTTATCTAACACTTCTCTTATCTTCTTGAGTTCCGTTATAGTTCCCGGAAACCCACGAGTGGTAAAGTCTTTATCACTCATCTTCTTTTTCTTCAGGTGTACTCCACCCAGCCTCTTCTCTATATGCAGCCGCTTGTTCAGGTGTCATTCTTTGAAAGAGTTTATCAATATTATTTGTCATTAACTCAGACACTTTGATACCATAGACATCACATAGTCTGGTGAGATACCATAGTACATCACCCATTTCATCTATGATTAAGTCTGTGTTATCTACGTGGTCTCTTATCTCTTTCTTAAATGCTCCACCAACTTCACCGGCTTCGTTCATTAAACCTATCATTAGGTATTCTTTTTCTCTACGCTTAGGATACTTCGCAGTTCTGCGAGTGAAATCCATATACGTAGCTTCTACTCCTGTTACCATATATTTAATTCCTCTGGTATTATTTTCTTTCTTATTATCCAATTCCTTTCCGCAGGTAAGTATCTATATACTAAATCTGCTTTTTCATTTTCTTGAATAGTCCAAGGTTTAATAAGTATCAGGTCATTAACTCTGACCCACATACGTCTTTTAAACTTTCCTCCTATCCTTATCATACGTGTATGACCATCTGCACACATCGCTGTCATTCTTGACCCCCCTTGCATCTCCATTACAACTGCAAAAAGTTCACCTCGTTTAGGTAGTCTAGCTCTTTTTACTTGACCATCTTCTAACAATTTCTTTGATTTCTTTTGAGTCATAGTCTCCTTCTGCTTTTCTTAGGAAGTCTCCTTCTATATCTTTGCCCTCATACGTTTCAACAAATAAATAATCTTTATGTGTCTTGAAAGGTTTAGGTGCACTTTCTTCTACTTCTTTTGCGCTCTTTGCTCTCTCACCCAATTCAATGTTGTCCCCGCTAAACGGGTCAACAAGCTGGATACAGCCACAACTGCGCCCAATGTACTCACTAGCCACTTCAGGCCAGTTAGTTCGTACAAACTTTTTTGTTTCTTCAATTAGCTCACTCCAATTTATTTTTGCTACGGGTTCATCTATCAATGGACTCTTGTAATACATACGCTTACCTTTGTCATCATCCATCTCTAGGAAACCTGTCATCACCAACCCCATTAGTATAGGGTCTAGCTTAGTGAATGGTAAACCAACAGCCTTAGCTGCTTTCTTAATTTCATTAGTAGACATTCTTATGGTGTCTCCATCTGCAAAACCAAATCTATCTAGTCTAGTGTCTGGAAACAGTTTAAGTATATCAGTTCCATGACTTGGCATATGCAAACACTCCTCTACGAATGAGTTAAGATATATACGTAACCCTAACCAATTATGTTTAGGAGTTACTAAGCCATACCTTACACCATCCTTACTTACCTTAAGTATTTCATCTGGATAAAATCTAGCAACAGCATTGATTAATCTCAGAAGGTATTGAACCTTAGACCTAGAAACTGGGAAAGCACTAGGTATAGCTTCGAATAAGAAGGGAGCACATGGATTCTTTAGAATCATAGCTTCTTCACTATCTCTTCTAACAACGGCATCTAATATATGTTTTTGTAAACCGCTTATCTCTGAGTCAGTCATAGTAGTGATAGTAGACTTAGGAACAGCAGCATCAAGTAGCTTATGTTTTACTACTCTTTCAGTCTGCGCTACCGTAGGATTAGTATGCATAATCATACACCTCCTTTCTAACTCAGCATCAAAATAAGAACTACCCTTATCATTTTCTACTGCTACACACATAAAAACATATTTAGGATTTAATGTTTGTGTAATAGTTTCTTTGATAGTTATATCAGTTCTCTTACGTTGTGCAGCTCTACCATCTCCCCACGTCTTTATTACTTCCATTACTGGTTCAGGTAACTTCTGAGCTTCAGGTATAGCTACAAATCTAGAACGATTTATCTTATCCATCTCATACCATACAGCTGTCTCAGATAGATGTTCCATCGTATGATAGAACTCTTCTGGTAAAAGACCAAAGATAGCCTCCATGATAACAGTTTTACCTGTACCACTGTATGCTTTGATTACAAAGTTAGTGTCTTCTAGTAAGTAAGATAGACACGCTGTAAGTGCGGTAGCATCTTCACCAAGTATAGGATTTAGAGTGCCGTCTTTCTTTCTTACATTATGAAAGTATCTCGTTAGGTCATGTATTTCGTATTTCATTATTAGTTATTTTCCTGTATAGTAAGTAAAACAAACCAAAGATAGGACCATCTAGTATAGCTATCACTGTGATATATTCTATTAAATCCATTTCTTTCTCGCTTTCCTTAGGTTTAAGACATTGTTTTCACAGAGTCTTACTGCATACATCTTTAAATCTTTCTCTGGCATACCCCCAAAGTTATCCTTCAATAGTAAGAATAAATCTATCAGAGACATGGGGTCTCCATCTTTATCACTTAAGAAGGTTACAATCTCTTCGGGGACTACCCAAGTATACTCTTGTTCGTCTGAGTTAAATAAGGAGGGCCGGAACTTCTCTGCTATAAATGCGTCGTTATCAGTTCTTTCTAACATATAACCATTTACAGTTCTACCTGATGATGTTTTGATTTTTGTTCGCTTCATTTCAAATACTACGTCTGTAGGGTTTACATTTTCATCTATCAGTTCAGAGAATACTTTTTGAAAGTGTGTATGTGTAGCTAATGTAGCGGTGAGGTATGAGACTTCTGTCTTACCTCCTCCACTATACTGTGACCCATCATGGTATATTCCATAAGTAAATTCATTTATCTTAGGTATATTTTGGTCACAGAATACACAATCACCTTCTCCAGCCCAACACTTGACTCTACGTCTGGAAGATTGGTTCCAATGTTTTATTCTATGGATTGGGGATATAAAGGCAAATTGCCCTAAAGCTGACATGGATTCTTCTAACCATACTCTTTGACTTTTAGGGGATTGAATCCAATCGCTATATCTCATTTGATTTTTATATCTTTACCTTTATGTTCCTCAGCCTTCTGGATTTTTATATCTAGAACACCATTGTTGAATTTCGCAGTCACTTTTTCTGGATTTAATTCAACCTTAAACTCTTCAGTAAAGCCATAGTCTCTACCACCATCTTCATTAGTGGCAGATACTACAACCTTATGAGTGTCTACTGTTAGTTTAATATCTTTCTTATCTATACCGGGCATGTCAACAGTGATAGATATATCACCGTTTCTATCCTCCCAATCACCAATACTCTTAGGTTTCTTTACGCTAGTCATTGGTCGATTAGATACAGACATTAAGTCCATCCATGCATCCATTAGTTCTGTCAATGCATCATCCATTGGATTACGCTTGACCATGTTCAATCCTCTATGGCTGCTGGTGCTTTGGCACCTGCTCTTTTCATTATACGGAAGTATGGTTTACTTGCCCCTTCCTTCCAGTATGTATTTCTAAACATAACATATTCGTCTCCACCTTCACTCTTTCCAGTGTAGTATATGTTTCCGTTCTTATCTGTGTTCCGGAACAATCCGGCTACCAATTCCAATTCTGTTTTCTTTTGTTCTGGCATTATATCACTCCTTACCCAGTGTTACTGGGCTATTTAAGCTTTTGCTTTTCTTTAGGCGTATAACTTTGACAAGCCTACGCCTCGGGGCTTGACTACTTATCAGCTTACCTGTCTTCGGATTGACATGGTAGCCGTAGGTTTCTTGAGAATTTATATGTATCTTTTCCTCTTTCTCTTCTTCTATCTGTCTTCTTAGTTCTTTCAATTCTCTATTCATAAATGGTTCTTTAACCATACATCTTTCCACTTTGACTAATTAATCCTTCTCCGGATTCTATAAGTTTTTCATCATATCTTTCCATTAAAGACTTCAATGTCTTTTCAAACATCTTCTCTACGTCTATTGATTGGTCAGGAACTATCTCCATGTGGAAACTTCCTATACGTAAGACGTGAGTCATCTGTCCTTCTTTCTTTGCGGCATCCATCTTGACACTCATAAGTTCAGAGGCCATGTCTACCATATCCTTTTTCATTTCAGAAGATGAATCTGTCATCTATAACCTCCAACTTAATTAATATCTTTCTTAGATTTTTAATCTTGCCATCTACTTCTCCTATACGATTCTCTATATCATCAAACCGTTGAGTCATATGCTCTATACGAGATAGTATATCTTCTACGTTTTGAACGAAGGGCCACCAGTCACCTAGTTCTTCATACTGCTTATGTCTAGCACGTACGGTTTCTGCCCATCTAACGTGATGATTTTCTTCTGCTCTTTTTTCTTCTTTTATTGTCATATCTATTTCTCTTTAATGCTTTCATTAATATTTTATTCTTTCTAGGATTAACGTGGTAATCTATACCACTATGTGCATCTTTGTAGTATCTCACATAACCCATCCAATAATCTCTACAGTTCTCTTCAGTAGGTTCTAAACCTCTTATCTTACACTTTTCCATTAGTCTTTGAACCATCTTGTTAGTCTTACCTTTAGCCCATATACGGTCAAAGGTGTCCCATCTACTACTCATAACTCTTCCTCCCATCTTGTTCCTGTTCTGTCTGGTGTAGACACTTTCCATCTATTGCCTACAGGCCAGTAGTAGGGATATTCTTCTATCTCGTTTACGTGTTGCATAGCTTCTTCAGGCCAGTGTTTGGCATAGTATACAAAATCTTTACGCATTAGATTGAGTCGGTGTGACTTGTGTATGCGTTCATTACCTAACCAGTCAGGATAAGATACCCAACCTTCTATATCATAATGTTTCATTGTATTGTTATACCCTCGTGATACCCATTCGTCTATCATTACGTTAACATATAACTTGAGTGCGTTTTGGTATCCGGTCCACATAACAGTGGCGGGGTGGTTGAGCCAACCTTTCTTATCATAGTCAGGTTGCATAGCGTTGAGTAGTTGCATACCTTCTACTCTTTGCTTACCAAGACGTTTGTAGTCTAAATATTTAGCAGACTCTTTAAAGTCAGCTACAGGTAGAAACGTTTGCATTATAACCAGTATACTCCTATTACCATACCTACACCTATTCCTACTAACATACCTGCTATGGTATCCATAACTCTGTTAAAAGTTTCATCATCCATTTAATAACCTCGTATAACATATATGACAGTAAGGGTTGCCTGCTGTATCTCTAAATCTAACATACTCAAGGGCTAACCTACACTTACACGTGTTACAAGCGGTATAGTTGTTCACCCGAACATACTCCCGTCATATTCAGTTTGTAGTTGTGGGTCCAAACCTTTGTTCTCTGCTTCTTTTACCATAAGCTCCATCATTTTAATCAAAGCAAGGATAGATATCTCTTGCCATCTTTCTAAATTATAAAACTTAGATATACGTGTTAAGTCAGTTGCTATCGATGTAACATTCATTTCACCATAACACTTAACTAACAGTTCCCACTCGTCTATCTCTTTATCATTCATCAGTTCAGCTATGGAGAGTTTATCTTCATCACCCTCCATTAAGGATACAAATCCATCTAGTAGTTCTCCCATGTTTAATCTAAGATATCTACTTGAACTTTCTTGATAAGGTATTGTCCGTCATCATTCTGGAACCAAACTATGTTGTCTCCGGAATCTAACTGCATATCTTCCAGAATTACATCTGGGATATAGACTGACTTATATTCACTTATTCTTTTTATGCTACTTATTTGTTTCATTTCATCACCATTCTATCAATGCGGTATGACCTAACGTGTTGTGGGTATTGACCGGCATACTGTTTAAGGTGATACCTGTTGTCTACGCCTATAGCGTATACCATACCTTGACTTGATACTCTGACATCCTCTACTAGGATTTTTCTAACTGAGTCACTATCACTATCATGTTTCCATGTAGCAAAGTCAAACTCTGTTCTTACTTCAGGGTTATACCTAAAGCTTACTTGCTTATGTTTACCTGTCCTCTGATAATACTCAGCGGCTTTGTAAACTTGGTCGAATATTTCTGTTCTTTTTGACATTTGTATTACTTCCTTGAATCTAACATTATCTACACAGTATATAAAGCTTTCGCCATCGTGTAGCATATAACTTGTAAAGTATAAACCTTAAACTGGTCTATACGTGAAATCTCTAATGGTATTATATCCATTAATTCTTATCCTTGTATGGAGAACATACTACGCATCTCTTGTTGCCTTCTATATCTACAAAGAAAGCTCTCCCAAAACATTTATTGCATTCTATATATGTCATAATTATTTAAACCACAAATAATATGCGATTACTCCTAAACATAATATGTTTCCTAATGTATATAAGGTTATCTCTGCCCATGATATATCTTTTTTCTTTACCTTACGTTTAACTGGTTTGGCTTGAACTATATAATGAGGAACTGAGTTCCAACATTCATCACATAGATAGGCTTTGAGGTGTGGTTCTTCACTCATATAATGGGTTCTACACTTATTGCAGTTATGCCATAAGGCTTTATAGTAAGTTGGCTGCATGTGCCACCTCTATGTAAGATTGATTAGCCCTAAGGATAGGACCACGTAATTCTTCAGGAATATAACTTAACCCCTCTACTCCTGTTTGTAAGTCTTCCATAAATAATTTAATGTATAAATTAAAATCGTTTGTTATGTAGTGGAATCCGTTAGCTACATCTTCATCATAATCTCTAACAAAGTTTATTATTTGGTATGCTCTACCTAAAGCTCTAGCGTGTATCTCTGCTCTTGGGTCACAACCTAGTATAGCAGCCATCATCATACCTACTGATTCAGCTGAACCTTTACAATACTCAAGCATAGAAGTCACAGTATGTTCTTTCTTAACTAAGTCAGTATACATTGATAGGTGGAAGTCTGCTAACCATTCACCTTTGAACTGATACTTATCGCTTACTTCATAGAACTGCTCTATCACTTCTCTCCAATGTTTAAAATCTTTTAACTCAGCACCCTCTACCATCTCGTCACATACTCTAAGATATGCGTAGAGTTTGTATATATCTTCTTTTATATCTTTAGGCCACTCAGACATAGCATCAAAAAACGTGGTGCTATATTTTTCCATTATCTCTTTCATTCGCCTATACGCCCACCAAAATCTGCTACGTTAGATATCATCTTACTACCACACTTAGGACAAGTCCATGTCCATGTAGAATTTTCACTACGTTCTATTTCTCTCTCTATGTCACAGTATGGACACATCTCTTGTTGTATTATTCTTTTCTGTTTCATTGTTTGCTCCTTTTTATCTTTACTTTCCTCACCGGCACTCTTGTTGGTGCTTCTTTATATGCTTGTTTGAAGTCTATAAACTGTCCACCCTTCTCAGCGGATGGGGGTAGTGTATATCCCTCGTATGGTATCTTTGTTGCTCTCTTTTTCATATTAACTTCTCATATAGTTGTTGTAGGTTCCATCTTAATGGTGCCTTGAGTCTCTCTACCTTTATGGCGTGTTCCTCAAACCATGCCCACTTAACTGATTTCTTATCATATGCCTTACTATATAAATATTTCGCTTGGCTAGGTGTTACTGCGTATACCTTTTTGTTTCTATATTCTTCACGTCTAATTAATATCACTGATAACCCACCTTTTCTCTCTAATTTAACTCCTTCATCTATCTGATGCTTAGCGATAGCCCTACCACTACCATAATAAAGAGGGAAAGAAGTAAGGTTCCTACTTGTTTTAGCCTCAACCATAATAGGTCTTCCTCTGTATACGCTAAAGAAGTCCGCTGGTTGTTTCTCTGCGACTGCCTGTTTAATAAATCTATTAACGTCATTAGTATCTTGTATCCTAAACCACCATATATGTTTAGATGATTTTAAGCTCCTACGTATCTCGCTTTCAAAGTTCTTTCCTGTGTCTCTCTTCTTCCTTCCCATACAGCATCACTACGCTTTATATAGTAGAACACTGTCGTAATAGAGTAGTGCTCTATATAGTAATACTATAAGGAGATATATAAAGCTTGCTGTATAGAGCTTAGAGCCCTAATATATCTATAACTCCTACAGAACATATGTCACAACATCCTGCGTATAAATCTGCTTCTGCCAATGATATGCGTTTACCACACATCCTACAATATCTATCTATCATCATCTCATTATCTCAGGTATTTGCTCAAAAGAACATTCTTCTGCTGTCTTATCTTCACGCCATGTCTTGAACTTAGGGTGACGTATGGAACCGGATGGATACCACCCATTACCTTTAGCTGTAAATACTTTACCGATATAGTCATCACCGTTAGCAGTATACTCTAAGCGTTCTGCGTCTGTCAAACCACTACAGGTAACATATACTTCTTTGTCATCGAGTGTGCCTATAACAGCACCCACTTGACCTTCGTAACGTGTGCCTTCATCTGCTGGTCTAAAACTATGACATATGTATTCTATCTCTATTACATTCTTTAGTCTTGCCCATGCACCTTTATCACTGTATTTACTGTTACTATCTTTGAATACTAAACCCTCGTATTGTTTCTCAGTTACAAGGTTATCCCACATAGTAGACCAATCTTGTGATGGAAAGGTTCCTAACATAGCTATGAAAGAACTTTCACACGACTGTCTTACTAACATAAGAAAAGCCTCAGCCATCTGTAAACGTTCTGTCAGTGGCATATCTGTAATGTCTTCACCATTGTAGTTGATACAGTCAAACACATAGAAGTTACCATCTATGCCCATCTTGTGACCCCAATGACTACCTTTCATATATTCACCTAAGAGTATACCTTCAATAGGTGAGTTTTCTTCGAGTGGTTTCTCGAACTTAACTTTACCTGTGCGTGAGTATATAGTTAGTTGGCCATCTTTGATAACCATACAACCCCATATACCATCCATCTTTACTTGAACTAAGTCATAATTCTCAGGCACACTGTCTGTCACCTGTTCATATGTTAGTTCTTTAAACTTTGGTCTATCTATCATCTATCTTTCCTCTTATATATTCTCTTACCATCTTTATACTATCTCTCAAAGACTCGTTATCAGTAGTCTCAGCTACCTCAAAGTCTAAGTCAGAGATAAACATAGAACACACTCGTGGTGTCATATAGTCCATGAGTATCTTCATTATATGTATAGCCTCAGTCTTACTTGTTACCATAATTCCTCGGTCTAAGTATAATCTTTTTCTTACTACGCCCTAAGCGTTTATCTAACCATACTAATAGTTCTCTTATCATTCTAATTCCTCCGGTTTCCATATACCTGCATCCACTATACTCTCAAGCCATCGGTCTTGATATCTCAGTGGCATTTGCATATGTATAATCTCAGCTATCGTAGAGATAGCGTATGTCAATGCTTCTATTTCTTGTTTATAGTCTTGTTTTGATTTCATTTTTAACTCCATTAATATCATATAATTTCAAATTATTTAAAGGTTTTGGTAGAGAGAGATATAACCCCAAACAAAACTGTTGTTGTTGGCGTATAACACCAAACCGTTATACTTATGGCTACTATGTAGCATTGCTTCTATGGTTCGGCCAACAGTATAGTTATTTGACAATTTTATGGAAAGTCTTCACGTTAACTATACTCAGCGGCTTTGGGGCGTATGTATCAGGTCTCTACCAATATAGTGGGATAGAAGCAACGAGAGGTAAATGAGTCAAACAACGAATGTGTAAAAAATTTGTCACTTCTATCCTATCACCTTAGGTTAAGTCCACCATACGAACATCCACATCCATACTACAATGAATATGCCAAACAGTATATACCATTCAGCTTCTTGTATGGCTCGTGGATTATTCCATATGATTTTTAATCGGTCTATCATTATACTTTAATCACCTTCCTTATTATCTTGCCTATCTTAGGGGCTAAGTCGTATAATTTATCTACAAAGATATGATTACTAAACATCTCTGCTTGAGCATATGTGTCAGCACCTCGTATACCTACCTGTATGACACTCCATCCTTGTGACTCTAAATGCTTTACTACTTTCTTAACGTGGGCTCTACCATCCATACCACCGTAGCCATATGCGGCTGGTTGTCCGTCTGATATTACAATCATTAACTTGTTAGACATAGGCTGGTGGGATTCTTTCTTTACTCGTAAAGATGCGGCGTGTATAGCAGTGCCGTCTCTATTCTCGTATCGGGCCTGCATACTACCTAAAGCCATAGGTCTATCTTTCATAGTTGGTGACCAATACTCAGTTAGATTAGTAGATAGTTTATCGCTATGCCACTCGTCATGACCGTCAGCAGTATGACCATACACCCATAAGTTTAGCTTAGGGTTATCATGTAATGCTTCTTTGATTGCTATCGTTGACTGTCGAGCCATATCCATCTTATCGTAACCCATACTACCAGACTCATCTACTAATATACATACGTCTAAAGGTTTGTCATCTTGTTGTATGTCTACCTTGAATAAGTCTTGTCTACCTACAGGTATACGATGTAACATACGCTTATCTATCTTACCACGTTTTTGGTTGCGGATGATATGTGTCTGCGTGTTACCATATAAGTCTATCTTTCTTTTAAGTTGTGTTGTTACTTTCTTCATAAGCTTAGACTCTTGCGTATATCGTTCTTTGTCACGAGCAGTAGGCATAGCACGTCTCCATGTTACCTTCTTAGCGTTGTGGTATATGAGTGCAACATCTTTTAACTTCTCTTCTGAGAAATCACTATCTTCTAAATCTTTTAGCTTAGATGTAAACTGCTTGGATAGAGGACTGTCTTGTGCGTCTGCACTCCAATCTACTATCTTAGTCAATCCATCTATATCTGAATGACTTAGTATTTTACTCAGTGCTTCGGCTCGTGCATCTCTTTGTGTCATATCACGGGTAACTGCTTCTTCTATCTTATCCCAATCTCCCTCAGTTAGACCTTCGTCACCCATCTCTTCACGCATGGACTCCATCTTTTCATTTATCTTATCTTCTAATGAGTCATCATCTTTAGCCATAGCCTCTGCTACTTTACGTAAGTATTGGTAGATAACAGATATACAGTGGTATGTATCGTCTCTACTATCTAAACCTTTAGCTAACGCACGGGCAAAGAACTGTATATGCTTAGCGTGTTTCTTCTTACGCTCTGCACTTAAGTTGTTAGGCCAACGGATAAATGCTAACAGTGTATTTAGTATATCAATGAATGGAGTATCGTCATCATCTTCTAATCTCCCTTCCATCTTTGTGTCAAAGTAATGTTTCTTAACTGCTTCTATGTATGTTACGAAACCTGCATTAGATTTACCTAATTGCTTTTCTATGTATTCGTCTTCTATAGAGTTTGCTATACTATGTAGTAACTTACCCTCCATCTGTGAAAGGTCATTCTTATATCTATAATCCTTCTCCCACTGTATCAGTGGCTTGGAGTGTATAAGATGTAGCTTCTCGTGTATAGCCAGACCAGCAGTAATATCTAAGTTATCGTCACTATCTTTCAGCATAGTGCCGTCTATGTATATTCTGCCGAGTCTCATGTCTGAGTATGATGACCTACCACTCGAGTAGTCTAACACGTGTGATACAGTAGGGTCTACAACTTTACATAGAGAATCTAAATGTCTCTTATGCTTTAGCATACGTGCCGCATCCGACTGCGACTGAGATGAACTACCACCCCAGCTACCCCACATACTTGATACAGTGCTACCGGTATGGGCAGTGTTACCACTATTCCACCAGCTACCACCACCCCATACGTAACTCTTACCACGATTCCATATGTCACCGGTGTAAGAATTAATCTTAGGTGCGTCAGACGTAGCTACCTTAGCTGTCTCTGCTGAGTCCCACTTATCTGAGTAGTCGAGTTTACTCTCGCATATAGGGCAACAGTCATCTTGTGTTGCTTCTATCCACTTAGAACATTCATAACAGTAGTCGTCTTCTGCTATCTCTGCCCAACTATCTACGTCAGTGAAGTGCTTGTCATGTTTAATAACCATTCGTCTATATCCTCTGTTGGCTTCTTTGCCATATGTGTTAATTTATACTCGAAACACTTAAGAGTTCTCTTGGCTGAGCCTATACTACATTTGTAAACAAACATATCATCTTGCCCAACCATTCCTTCTACCATATTGTATGCAGTCTGCATATCTATAGTCTTAGGAAGGTTCTTCTCTAACATATTATCATTGATAAGTCTTCGTTTATATGCACCGACGTGTCTACCTGTTATATTAGTTAGGGGAAATATTATCTTTATAGCTTTAGCTACTTCAGTAGGAGACATACCGTGTTCTAATAGAACTTTAGCAGTGTCATGCCAATACATATGTTTCTTAGGTCTACTCTTCGTTGCCATTATTCACCCATAGATTGTATAGCTTGTATTACTTTTACTCTATCAGTGTCATCACCGGCGGTGATAGGATAGAATGGTAATACTGTATGCTTGAGTGCATCTAATAAACTCATACCATCTACTACTAACTCAGCTACAGACAAACACATACGTGTAGACACAGCTACGTTTAACTCTTCTGCTTTATATAAATCTCTGATTTTCTTAGCAAACTCTGTTATACGTCTTGCGTCTTCCTTGTCTACCTGTGGAACACGAACCATAAGTAGCTCTTGTTCTTTCTTCTGAGGTAGATAATCTAACTCATATATACCACCGGTAAATCTATCTTTCCATGCACGGTCTAAATCATTAGCGGCTCCGAGATACTCACGACCAATGTTAGCAGTAGCAAAGAAAAATACATTGTTGTTTAACTGAACTACGTCTGCGTCATCACTTTCGTCTAAGGCTAAGTATCTTTGACCATCTAATACAGGCATAAGGATATTACCTAAGTCACCTGTCCTATCTCTTGTGACCTCGTCAAGCATAATAAACGCACCACTACTATCTTGTAGAGCTGATACGAATCTGCTTGGCTTAAACCACGTTCCGTCTTCTTGGTTATACTTAGTGTCCCCGAGTAGCTTAGCTGCCGGATTCATAGTATCACCGAAGTTGAACTGATGGAATGGTTTGGAAGTTATATCTGCAAGTATCTTGCCTAAACTACTCTTACCACAACCAGATGGACCTGTTACTAATATATACTTATTCCTAAAAATATTCCTAAGCATAGTATAGAACGTCATCTTATCTGCAAACTTGAATTCCTCAGGGATATCCACACTTGCTTTTAGTTTGCCAATCACACTATCGTCAATGATAGGGGTCTCGACTATTTTCTCAGTAGAAGGGGCCGTTGCATCTTCTACGTCTCCGCCGAATAACGCATCTAACCCACCTGTGGTTTCTACGTCTTCTGACTCTGTTTTATATTCGTCTTCATACATTCGTTTGATTCCTTTTTTTATAATCTTAATATCTGATAGGAACTTAGCCATTCCTTATCATATGTAGTATACTCATTACTATACTTCTTACCTCTTCGTCAGGTATACGGTCATCTAAGTTATACGATAACTTCTTAGATATAGTATCATCTAACATTATCGCTAACTTGTATATCTCATCTTTCTTATACATTTCTATGTCTGTCATTTTCTCACTTTCTCAGTTGTTTGTGGGGCTGGAACTTAACATAGTTCTCAGCTTATTTAAAGGTTTGGGTAGGTGCTATACGCTTAGCTACTCCTACCCTTATGCCTTTGTCAGTTAATCTTTATACTTCTCCTGTTATCTCGTCATATACTCCGCAAGCGGGACAGTCATACTTACTCTTGAATACTGCTAAGTGTCTATACGCTTGGCAATGTTTGCATCCTTCCATTAGTTTACTCTCCTACGTCTAATCATCTTACCATCTACTCTACTCTTGTCATAACCATACATACGCTTACCTGTGACACCACCCATACCTTCACCTTTTACTTCATACTTTTTAAAGATGTTTATTATACGACTGATGTCTTGTGTTTCCATACTTCTCATACCTTCAACCATACGTGTAAAGGATGCAGTTATATTATGTCTGTAATCCTCTGTATCTGGCTTAGCTCCTATGACTATACGTCTGATGCTCTTGTATAGAGGGTCTTCCTCATCTCTTATATGCATGATAGGAGTAAGATGTTCACTCCTAAGCATAGATTTTAAATCCTCTATAGTTATCTTTGTATCCATCACCAACCTCGCATATCACATAAGCAGGTGTTGTTCTCTACTGCACAGTCGCAGTTGATACATACTTCTATACCAAACTCATCTATAGTTGTTGGTTCCATATCTTTATTCATAAGTCTACCCCACTCAATACCTGTTCACGTATAGCTTCTGACTCTAACTTATATTCTTCGAAGGAAGACTTGTAAGGTAGTGGTGCTACGTCAAAGTATAGTGCAGTCTTTGCATTCTTACGTAGTCGGTGACTTGTGTCTACTGTTCGTCTGTTGTTTTGTTTTATGCTTGCCATAACAGCTGCTATCTGCTCTGCTGACATACTCTCTATCAATGTTGTTATATCTTTCATGTTTTGACTCCGGCTTTACCGTTTCCGGTATTTAAGAGAAGGTTTCAAAGTATTTAAAGGTGCCGGTCGTTTTTGGGTGTTAAACATATAAACTCGTGCTTAGTTGTTTCTACCCCATTTTCCGCTCATCATCCGCAGAAATCGGGGGAGCTTTAATATAGAACCCCCTTCCTATATATTATACTATATTAAGAATATTGCTCTATTATGCAATAATAAAGCATTGCTCTATTACTAAATAAAATAGATTAATAGAGCCAATTGCTGAATAGAGCATATAATATTAAGCTAACATATGCTTACACTACTTTTTTCTTGTTCACATATAACAAAAAAAAGCTCTATATCGAACTTAAACTATCGGTTTTAGTTTATAGGCTCTATTAGTCATGACCAATTACTCACTTATAGGGTGCGACGTAGAGCAAATTTTCTCTTCTGCGCCTACCGACAGACATAGGGCCCGATTGAGCTCTATTTCTCACGTGCGGATAACGACGGACGGCTTTATCGAGCTTGGTTTTAATATAGTATTTATACCTTTCGGTTTATATCGCTCGTCATGATATCACTGCGGGTTTTTCTAAAAAGTGCAAGCGGAACTTATATGCCCCTATATATACGTCCCCGAGCTTTATATACTCTTTTGACCCCAACCTTTATATACTTCGAAACCATGTGTAATATAGAGGAAAGTGATAAGATGCCATCAACAACAGAAACGCAGAAAAGCACAGCTATGGATTATTTATCGGCCCCAAGAAATGAAGGCCTTGTAAAAAATCTGATGACTTTAATTGGATTTACAGCTCCAGAAGGCGGTCGTCTTCCGGCAGGTGTAAAGTATGACACAATTATAGCATTAAATGATGTCGTAGGTAACAATGCAGAAATGCAAAGTATGCTCGCTACTCGTGTATTTGAATTACAAGCTCAAAGACGAACGGCTAACCCAAAAGTTAGTGCAACTCCTGAGTCTGTAATAAATGCAGTCAAAGCTGGAAAAATATCTTTAGATGAGTTAAAAGCTCAGATAAAATTATTAGAAGGCTAAAAGCGTTCAATGCTCAAAGGGTGACGAGAGAATAAGAGGTTCACCCATTTATGTTTAAAGAGATAGCTTCTCTTTATCGTTAGTGGCCGAATAAGTCCTACCCAACGGACTAAGGCACACGAACCTGCTCCAACGGACAAGTGTCTGAGGAGGTGGTAAGTGGTAAGCAATTACAAATTAACTACTTAGGTAGTTGGGAGTTGCTTTGGGGGTTAACCAAGAATCCCCCCTAACACCTTTTATGATTATATGCATATATAGGTCGTGAGTTATCAGTCGCCACTTAAATTAAAGAACTCGAGTTATCACTCTTCGAAACTAAAAGAGTATCCGTCACTCCATTGGAATCGATTGTTTAGGTATATATTTAAAGTTAAACTAACGCCTATTCTCAGACCTCCGAATGCGTAAACGATGTATCCAATTATTCCCTCAACAGTAGACTAACCCTTCTTTTACAATTTATCCGATGGCTAACTAATAACGTCTTTCTCACGTGAAGTGTAAAACTTTTGTTTGGAAGCACGACCGACTTATGATTAAGCCTAGTGGAGAGCAACCTATATAAAGGTATAAGACTCTCAACTATTTTTTTCGCTCGTAGTGAATCACTGTGGTGGGGGCCACTAGCCCCCGAGGTAAAACAGTTCAGCTTATTTTATTTGAACTCCATAGGATTTAATATCAGAGATATAAGTGTCTCCGTATTCGAATTCTCCGTAAGTCATATCTGACTTAACCGCACAATACCATCTGGCATATGGATTCTTAGCCTCGTTCTCAGGAGCTTGGTATTTCTTTAATACTCTCCACTCAAACCCGGAAGGGCCACTCCAAACCTCGTATGGATTGTCTAACTTTCTCGTTTTACCGCATTCGTTTTTAGTCATAATATACCAATAGCAGGGTTATATTTAAAGGTTCGCACCCTGATATCACCCCGGCCGCGGGGCCTACTCGTATTTTTTAAGTAGGCGTTTAAGGAGAGCCTCGTTTATATAGGCGTCCCCTAGCTTATGCCACATATCAGTTTTCATTCAATCCTCGAATGTGGGTCTGCGTCTTCTTCGTCGATGAAATAATATAAACAGGTTTCGATTGTTTCCAAATTATAACTATTGGATTTGATACCTGTAGTTTCTACCTCATGCCTTAGAGTATTAAGACGTGCTATTAATTCACTTCTTCGCATTCTACCACTCCTCGTATTCGTAATCTTCTGATTCTTTATCCATAAGCGTATGAAGTTTTTCAGCCATACCACAGGTGCAATTATCATAAACCCAATCGCAACCCTCCTTATGCTCGAACTCTTGACCGGTAGCACCACTTATTTCATATCCGAAATCATGACCGGCATACTCATAATTGTAATCCGGCATTAGTCCCACCCCTTGAGTTTAGCGTATAAGGCTTCATATTCTGGGCCTCGCTTCTTTGCACCTTCTGGCGTCATACTTGAAAAAGCTTTAACTCTTTTTCGACCTTGCACTTTTCGAACCCTGTTAGGGTTTCTTCTTATGTTTTTCCACATTTTTATTTACCTCTTAAATTCCTGTTTCCTCAAAACAGTCTTCGCATACTTCTAAGCCTCGGCTTATATGTTTAGCGTCTCTGAATAATCTTTTATCGTCTGCGCATATTTCGCAGAAGGGATAGTCGTAAACCATTTATTCGTCCCTCATTAAGTCACCGCTTACGGCATCCTCTGAATATCCGAGTTCGATTAATTGGTCTTCGTCCTCTGAATATTGCATTTGTGCTTTTGCTTTAATTAAAGCTAAATCTATTTCTTCTATCATTCGATTAAGAATGTTCATTGTTGTTTTATGATTCATATTTTACCTCTATCCTAACTCTAACAAGAGAGTATATAAAGGTTTGTCTCTAAAAGGTATATAAAGGCCGAGGAGCCTTATATAGGGTAATATAGAACCCGAACGCGTTTTTTGAAAAAACCGCACTGATTCTATTAAATCACCCTGAATCTAGGGGTCAAAGGGTGTAATACTATTTTACTATTTTCATCTTCCTTTGACCGGTGAAGCTTTAAACTATTTACAGTTCAAGACCGCAAGCCTCATAAAAACGGGCACGGTCAAAATTGCTATTTTCATTATAACAAAATTGGGCCATGTCCCTTATTAGGACGCCGTCGGCTTTATGTTCTTTTAATATTTGGGCTAATGCTATAAAATGTTTACGAGTCATTATTTAGCCCTCCCTATATTCTATATATTTTTTAGCAAAATATTTACTATGCCATTTTATTGGTTTAATGTCACTCATTTAAATACCTCCAATTGGAAAACCTTGTTCGTAGCCGGTTAAACCGTCGTATGGCATTTGTCCGGTATAGTAGTTCATAGGTATATGGACTTCATCCACTGATGGATATTTTACAAATCTAGCACCTACGCTTACAAGTAAGTCCCAAATTTCTTGGTCATCCAATGAACCTTTTTTGGTTCCGAAGCCGTGCAAATTAGCCCAGCCTACCGTATGGCAGTATAAACTATTTGGTCCTTCCATTAAAGAACCTGCTACTTCCACATAAAAGTTGTGGATACTCATTAGTCGACCGTTCCAGTCAACGAAGCCAATTTTGTTAGTTGTATATGTTGTTTTACTCATCTTTTACCTCTATCCTAACTCTAACGACAGAGTATATAAAGCTTTGTCCCTAAAAGGTATATAAAGGTCGAGGACCCTTATATAGGGTAATATAGAACCCGCTCGTGTTTTTTAGGCCCCCGGGGGTAGTTAGAGGGCCCGGGGGGTATCGTGGTGATATCACCCTGAATGTTAAGTATAAGGTTTTGGGGTCGTAGGTCGTGAGAACCCACTCGAGCTAACCACGGGCTTCCAACCGCGTCAGTCATGAGCTGTCGAATCAATAGCAACCTAGACACGCGTGTCTCTTGCTACTATTGTCCTTTTGCCCTTCGCCATTCTTGTCAAGCAACCCCATTATTTTTATTCGGGTATTAGCCGAACCTAAATAAGGTGTATCCCTTCCTCAAGGGAAATCTTACTTCATCCATTTAGACCTACGAGTAGACGTTGGTAAACGCCCAATCTTAAGCCATAACTTCTGAACCTGTGTTAGTGTCATTATTCTTTTACCTCTATTTTAACTGTAGCGACAGAGTATATAAGGGTTTGGTCCATTTTAGTATATAAGGCACGAGGGAGTATATATACTGCGTTATAGTTTCCGCTCACCTTTTTCTGTTTTATTTTTCACACACCCCCCGTCTAAAAAAGAGGCACCCCCTCCCTTTCTTCTTATCGTCTAGGGGTTTAAACAAATCGAGCTATTTTTTGAAAGTGCTTAATTAATATCTATATATAGGTAAAACATTATGGAGCCTACTATCTCTATATATCTCTTAAGAGACTATAACAGTGTTAACAGAAAGTTTTATATACTGTGATTGCTTACTTAGAAACAGTGAAAAAAAATGTCAAGAAAAACTCAGAATTCAATCAAGTGGACTTGTAATGAAATCCGCGACTTGCTATTGAGCAAGAACAAGGCTTATGGTGATTCAGCCATAGAGCCAGACAATATTTTTAGTAAGCTCGATAATGCACAAGCAATCTGTGCACGTATCGACGACAAGCTCAGTCGTATTAAGAACAGTGGGCTCGATGATGCAACTGAAGACACGCTCGATGATTTGATAGGATATCTTATCCTGTTAAAAATATCTAGAAGCGAGGCGGCAGCTAATGTTACAATTATGACAAGCTGTAATTGTGAACTTGGGTGCACTATGTGTAGTAAGGATTGTGAATGCGTTTGCAACATAGAGCCTGAAGAAGGATACATTCCTCCATGGGCTCACGAAGTTAAGGTATTCACGAATGTGCAACCCGATTTGAACAAGATGCGTCAAGAGAAAGAATACTCTCAACCCTTAGAACCTAAAAGAGTTGTAAGGACAGGACCTCGTAAAGAGACTATTGTTATCAGTGAAGCTGAAGATTAATGGAGCTTAATACAATGATTAAATTAAAAGATTATATTGAACAACCTTTAGTTGATAAAGCCTTAGAAGAAGGAGGCAGAATAGAGCCTCTTATAATACCAAACGAAGAATCAGGCGGACTAGGATTATGCAACCCGTCAATTCTTAAGATGAAAGCCAAGAGTTCATACTTAGTTAACGTTAGAAACGTATCCTATTACTTACACCACTGTGTAGGTGAACAGAAATATCAGACACCATGGGGACCCCTAAACTATGTAAGACCTGATAATGACCCTTACCTAAGAACAGATAACTTCATTTGTGACTTCAGTTTAAGAAATAACAAACTAACCAACCCGCGAAAGTTAGATACTAGCAAATTCCCTAAACAACCAGAGTGGGACTTTGTAGGATTAGAAGATGGACGTCTAGTAGAATGGGATGGTAAGATGTATATGACTGGAGTAAGAAGGTATGCGCCTGACGGTAAAGGTAGGATGGTACTCTCTGAAATAGATATAAGCAGAAAGAAAGTTAAAGAAGTAAAGAGATATGTCATAGAACCACCGAAAGGGGAAGAAGACGCTTACTGTGAGAAAAACTGGATGCCTATATTAGATAGTCCGTTTCACTACGTGAAATGGTCAAACCCTTTACAAGTCGTAAAGGTAGATATAACATCAAGCCAACCTTCCAAACTTAAAGAAACCTATGCATGCGAGTCTACTACAGTATTCCAAAGTGATGAAACATTAGACTTACAACTAGACCCTCGTGGTGGTTCACAAGTTATACCATGGAAAGATAACACTTATCTAGCTATAGTACACGAATGTGACTACTGGCACAATGAAAAGAATGATAGAGATTCACATTACTATCATAGGTTTATGCAATGGGATAAAGATTGGAATCTAATAAACCACTCTCAACCATTTAAGTTTATGGATGGTAGAATAGAATTCTGTTGTGGTATGGCTATGCACCCAGATAATAATGACGTTTATGTTACATTTGGTTTCCAAGATAACTCAGCCTACTTAGCTCATATACCACTTGCTGTTATTGAAGACATATGGCTTTGAAAGAATACTGGAGAGTTACAGAGTGGCCTACGTTAGAAATAACGACGTCCATACCTAAAGCAGGTTGTATAGTAGACTGTGTGTTTTGTCCACAAAGAGTATTACAAAAAGTATGGAACTCTGAACACTTCACTACAGAAAAAGAAAGAACATTGACCCTAGATAACTTTAAGATGGTAATAGATAAATTACCTAAAGAAGTTAGAATTACCTTGTCAGGTTTTACAGAACCTTGGTTAAATAAGCGTGCTACTGATATGTTGTTATACGCTCACAGTAAAGGTCACCCAGTATCAGTGTTTACAACTGCCGTAGGCATGTCTCTTAAAGATGTTGAAAGAATAAAGGATATCCCTTTCTGTGGAGGACCCAATGGTGGTTTTACTTTACATTTACCTGATAAAGAATATAAAGCTAAACACCCAGTCAATAAAAAATACATTCAAGTATGTGAAGCCCTAAAGAAAGCTAATATACAAAACTTTGCTACGATGGCAATGGGAACAGTACACCCTGAAGTAGAACACCTATACCCAGACGAAGAAGTAAACAAATATGAAATGTGGCATAGGGCAGGTAATCTTTTAGGTGAAGCACAACTTAAACCAGAAGTAAAAGAAGTATGGAATGAATTTAAATCTATACTACATGAAAAACCTAAGACCTGTGGTTGCATAGAAGACCTTTATCACAATATACTATTACCTAATGGTGAAGTATCTTTATGTTGTATGGATTACAACTTAGAAGAAATAATAGGTAACCTATTTACTCAAGAGTATGATGACATTCTACCTAAGCCAAATACTACATTTGATATGTGTATGCGTTGTGAAAACGGTATCAACCCAAAGAACTTAACTACTGTAAGGGTTGCAGAAGAAGATAAAATTACTTCATTCGACCCTGATAATTTTTTATTGCCTGAATCAATGGTACAATACTTAGACGTATCTACTAAACCATTCTTAGTTCCTGAATCTGAAGTTATACAATGGTGTAAGAAATTTACTAACAAAGATAAAGACTTTGTAGACATAGGGGCCCACATTGGAACCTATACTTGGAATTTAGCGCCTGACTTTAAACACACACACTCCTTTGAACCTACCAAGGTTACATACAATTTTTTATGTTCTAATATATTAATTAAAGGATTATCAGATAAAGTTGATGCCTATAACACAGCTTTAAGTGAATCACAAAAAATAATGACTTTCTATGAAAGAAGTCCAGATGGAGGAACCAATGGATTAGACTTAGATTTCTACGATGGTAAATGGACTGGTAATAACCAAGATAGCTACAATGTAGAGGTTAATACGTTAGATGATTATAAACTAAGAAATGTAGGATTCATAAAAATAGATGTAGAAGGATATGAACTGCCTGTTTTACAGGGTGCTATACAGACTATCCAGAACAACGGCTACCCACCTATCTTATTCGAAAGTTGGCCTTCCAATAACAAAACAAACACAAAACTTAAACACAACCTTTTTAACTACCTATTTGCATTAGGGTATACAATAGGAAGTACACCACACCCAGAAATATATATAGCGATAAAGGAATTACATTAATGACAATACAAAATAAAATAGAAGAATACATCCTAGACCCGGATGAACCTACCAATAGCTTTGCTTTAGGTTACGAGTATGAACTCTTAGGGCAATATGCATCTGCAATGGGGTATTACTTAAAGTGTGCCGAATTGACAGATGATGATAAGTTAGCATATGAATGCTTACTTCGTAAAGCGCAATGTTATAATACATTACCTGATAGACAATCCCATTTTAAAAACTGCTGCTTATTAGCCATAGGTATTTTACCTAATCGTCCTGAAGCATATCATTTGTTAAGTGTTTATTATGAGAAATCATCACAATGGCAAGAATCGCATGCTTGGGCTGTTGCAGGTCAAAGACTTAATGGTATAGCTAAAGGTGATACATTATCTACCTTTGTCAACTTTCCGGGATTCTTTGTACTACCTTTCCAAGAAGCAGTTGCTTTGTGGTGGATGGGTAGATTTGAAGACTCCCTTAATAAATTTAAAGAATTAAAAACTTCAGGTGATTTAAATACTGAATACTCTGGTCATGTACAGTGGAACATAGACAATCTTGAAGGTAAAGATGCTGATGCAGAAGTAGAGAATGTTATCACAGACAAAGATGTAATAGCTGCTTCAATGACGAACGTAGGGTTTATATCATCTAAAGATTTTAAAGAGATGAGAGAGTTAGGTATAGATAGTCCTGACCAATATCTTGCATATAAGGAGGCTAAGAATGAGTGATGGTAAGAAGTGGAGAACTCGAGTTGAGAAGAAGATTACTAAAATCGAAGCTAAGCTTGCAGATTTACACGCTCGCAAATTAGAGCTTAATATCAAATTAAAGAAATGGAAGGATAGATTAATATGAGTGAAGATAAATGGACAGCAAGTCATATGAGGCTTAGTCCTTCTAAAATAAATACTTATCTGAAGTGTCCTCGCGAATTCTATTACAATTATATAGCTAAATTACCACAAAAGAAAACTATACATTTATTCCGTGGCACTCTAGTACATCAAGTATTAGAAGATTTATTCAAGAAACAATTCCGTACCCTCCCTCAATGGGAGAAAGGAGTACCTAAAGCTTGGGTACAAGAGCAGTTCGAGACTGGATGGGAAGAGAAGATAGCTAAACATAAATGGCTATGGGATGTACACACCAAGGAAGAGATGGATTCTATGTATACTGAGACAGAAGCGTTACTACAGAACTTCGTAGACTCTGTCGACAAGAAACTAACAGAGATGGTTACATGGAAGATATTTAAAAACAAACAACAAGCTTGGAATGCAGTAGCACCTAAGTATGCTGAGAAATGGGTTAAGTCTCAGGAGTATGCAATAGTAGGAGTTATAGATGTTGTATGTAGTGATTTTGATGGTGGTACTACACTATTAGATTACAAGACGAGTAAGCGCTATGGTGCATACCTCCCAGAAGAATACTATCGCCAATTAATCATATATGCTTTCCTATATACTTTAGAGATGGGAGAGATGCCTAGCTTTGTTGGAGTTAGTTACTTAAGGTTCGATGATACATTCTTTGTTAAAGTAAATCAACAAGTGCTCGATGAAGCAAAAGATTTAATTAAGATGGTTCATGACTGTATCAAAGAGCGTGAAGAGTACGAAGACAGATATGAGCAGAAGCCTCAGAACTTATGTAAATGGTGCTCGTTCTATAAAGGTAACGGGGGCCCTTGCGATGTAAAGATACCTAAGTGGAAGCCTAAATATTCCAAAAGGAAAAAAGAGACATATGCAGATATTGATTCTAAAGCGAAAGGACTAATAGAGCTTGAAAATCAAGACCAATTTCCTGAGTTCGACTAAGGAAACCTTTAAATATGCGCGTTGTGTAAAATGATACATGGCGCGCGATGATTACGGAGCTATTTCTGTAATCTCTGATGAAGAACGAGAAGCATTAGGGATAGGAGGTAGAAAACCCGATGAAGAAGAAGAAGGTCTTTTTGAGACGATTGGCAAAGCTGGAGATAAGCTAGGAGAAACACAATTCGGTAAAAAACTAGGTTCAATATTAACAGTACTTCTTTTAGCTATGTTTGGTAGTGGTACCGTAGACGTTGGCGTTTTACAAGACATTTTCGGAGGAGAGGAAGAGCCCATATCAAAGGGTGGATGTATGGACGTTTCAGCTATCAATTTTAAAAAGGACGCTACTTTTGACAATGGTAGTTGTGTATTCCCTCCCCCTGTTGTGTATGGTTGTACTAACCCTGACGCCGATAATTATAATGCGCAAGCTACCCATGATAATGGGCGATGTCAATTTCTTGGCGGCCCAATCAATAATAACACGGGTAACAATGAGACCCAGACCAATGAGACCGTTTATGGTTGTATGGACATAGAAGCTCATAACTATAATGACCGAGCTGAAGAAGATGATGGAAGTTGTGAATATGAAGACTATGATTGTGCAGCTAACCAAACTTATTTTTATAATGGTTTACAATATGGAAACTATTCTAGAGAAGACAACTCTTTAAATATTACAGTAGATATAGATACAGATTGTGACCAAGACACATTACCAGTTATGGTTTATTATGATATAGGTCACGTAAAGATAGAAGATAACGAAACAGTATGGAATGGGTATATGTATAACAATTACTTCTTTAATGTTACTGGATGGGAAAGTAATGAGTACCAGTTATCATCAGGACCAGAATACTTTACAGAACCTTATACAGGATGGTATATGGTATATGTAAATTTATACGCCGACTACGATAGAGATGGCGTTTACGATTATGTGAATTATTTTTACATAGAAGAGATTATATTGGAGGAGGAATGAAGGCTAGAGAAATGCTAGTCCTTACCAATATGTTAGCGAAAATTATATCTGAAGTGGATGACTTAAAAAGAATGATTAGACAATCAGTCAATCTTGAATTTATAGAAAACTACGAAGAGGGTGAAGAGGAGTGATGGAATGGATAAGTATACTAGAAGTACTGGCAGTAACTATGGCAGCGTCAGCTACCATGCTTATGTTGCTAATACTAATGCAATTTGCGCGCCGCATAATGCCAAGTATACCACAAAAAGTAATGGTGATGCCAAAACATCAAAAAGAAGAAAAGGAGAAAACAAAGATGAGTAAAGAAGCAAGCGAAGGAATTACATTTAACGATATCTTCATGTTCATGATTGCTGTACCTTTAGTTTTACTCTGGGTTGGGTTTGCAGGGTTCGTTATACACACAGGACTTAATAACTCGTCTGTTCTTGAAAACATAGAAGCATATACAACTTTAATAGCTATACTAGGAGGCCCAGCGCTTCTTATCATTAAAGATGCATTAGATGTTTGGAAACAAGAACAAGCAGAGAAGACTGCGTTTTATAAAGTAAAAGCACAAGCTGTTATTGACTTTAACGATGCAAACCAGAAACAAGCTCAGATGATAGAATCTAAAGCACAAGAACAAGAACACAAGATGGAGTCTAAAAAATGAATGACTTCGAACTAAGAGAATTGTACCATCAAGTACAAATCATAGAAGAGGAACTAAAGATGATAAAAGAAAATAGCAGCTGTTGCTGCAATGAATGCAACTGTGACTGTTGCGAGAAGGAGGAATAATGCCAACTAAAGAGATGTATGAAAAATACGAAGCTAACCAAACTAAAGATAAGGTAGTTAAATCTTCAGCTGGTGGTTTATTCGAAGGAGAACACTTTGATGGAAGTAACCCATCAGGTAAATTATTCTTTGAACACCCATCACAAGAGGAAATAAACGCTATGGCAGCAGCATCCCATAAACCTATAACAAGTTATAAGGATATGCCAGAATCTATAAAGGATAAGTACAGCTGCGACTCAAGTGACCTTACACCGAATGTAAGTTACTTAGAAGCAGTAGGTGCTACACAAAAACCCGGCGACCGTAAATACGGTGCACAAGACGACTAATGGCCCCTGCCAAAAAGAAGTCTGCCGCCAAGAAGAAACAAGCAGCCGCTCGGAAAAGAAAGGGTGGTTCAAACGTAGGAAAATATAAGAAGGGTATAGCATTTGCTGGACCTTCTGGAGGCGCGCCAGCCGGAAGTTATCCTATCAACACTCTAGCTAGAGCTAAGTCTGCATTAAAATTAGCGCACAATGCCCCAAGACCAGCAGGTATCAAACGAGCAGTATATAAAAAATACCCTCAATTGAACCCTAAAAGAAAAACTAAAAAAACTACAAGGAGAAAGAAATAATGGCAAATCTATATGACAATATGCGAAAAGCTCGCAAAAAAAGAAAGAAAGGCAAGAAGACAGCAGGAGTTAAACCTAAAACTTATAAACAGATGAAAAATAAGACAGGACCTTTCAAGAAGAAGAAAAAAACTACAAGGAAAAAGAAATAATGGCTGTTAAAAAGAAAGCCACTAAAAAAAGAAAGAAAGGTAAGGCTATACGTAAAACAACTAAAGGTAAAGGAGCTAACTATCGTAAAACAAAATCTGGAGCTGGTATGACTAGAAAGGGAGTTAAAGCTTATAGAAGAGCTAATCCCGGTTCTAAACTTAAAACAGCAGTTACAGGTAAAGTTAAGAAAGGTAGTAAAGCTGCTAAAAGACGTAAATCTTATTGTGCTAGGTCACTAGGACAGAAAAAGAGAAGTTCTAAGAAAACACAAAATGACCCTAATTCAAGAATTAATCAAGCAAGAAGAAGATGGAAGTGCTAAATGGCTTATAAGAAGAAGAAAAAAAAGACATTAAAGAAAAGGTACTAAGCAAGCTTTATATAGTAGGGGTGCCTACTATGTATAGGCTCTCGCAAAAGGGCCAAGGCTCCACAGGAAAACTTAACGCAAGTGCCACGTGGGAGTCCCAAATATGGAGATATATCACATATGAATGAAACAAATAATAACACAGCTGCAAACGAGACAGCAGACGATGGAAACATAACTGCACTCCTTGACACTGTAGAAGAATCTGGAATGTTAGATACTTTAATGGATGAACCATTACTTATGGCATTAGCTGCATTAGTATTAGGTCTAGGTGCGTACGTCGCTTATACCGTACCAGCAGTTAAAGCAATGGTCTTTAAATACTTAAAGAACAATGAAGCAGAATTGATGGGCATGTTAGATAAGAATCTATCTAAAGCACAGATGAAAGCTTTTGAAAAGCTTGACGAAACAGCACAAAAGCACGTTAAAGACTCATTAGTTCGAAATGTATTGGTCACAGCATGGGATGAGAAAGATGATGAACTTGCCGCATTGGTTAAGTCCAAAGTCAAATCAGCCCTTGATGAAGGCAAAACACTTTGAACGAACAGGAATACGAGCAAAGACTACGTGAGCGAGTGGGTGAAGGTGAATATGAACGTCATAAAGAACTTGTACGCCTGCTGGCTCGCAATCTTGCTCTTGAAGACATACTGTGGGAAGAAATTACTCTACATATTCGGGACATTAACTTACGAACAGAGCTCTTGCGCCAAAGAAATTCAATCGTTCGTGACATACATACGGAATTCAGAGCTTTAAATATAGAAATACCAACAGTTGTTGAAAAAAGAACAGAAGGTTTTGCAGATTTTCTAGAAGGTTTAACAGATGACACAACAAGTAGCGAAGGAAAAGGGACTGAAAGCAGCACTGACAGGTAAAGGTTCCTTTGATTCAAGGAACTTAGAAGATATATTCGAAAAATGTAGACATAGTGAAGCTAAAATGCTTCAATTAGTTAGAGGGTTCTGTCAAACTTATTTAATAGATAATAAACAAAGACCTTTGAAACTTAGACCATTACAAGAAGAGATTATAGTAAAGTCTTTAACTTACCCAAAAGGTGGTAAACAACGCAAATTGGCTATCTTAGCTCCACGAGGCAGTGGTAAATCTTACGCTTTAGCAGTTGCAGTTACTATTTATATGTTTTTTAAGAGATTTAGAGATTTAATATTCGTTTTAGCTCCATCAGAAGACCAAGCAGCTCTAATTTTCAATTATGTGTATAGAAATTTCAAAGATAATGCTTTTTTAGATAGCTTAGTAGATAATTATCGTTTTCATAACAAGCCCAATATAACACTTAAGGGGGGCACAGTAATGCGTAGGGCTCCATTAGCGCCTACTAATCAAGGTCAGGCTATACGTGGACAACACCCTACTATGTGTATTGTAGACGAAAGTCCTTTAATTGATGATAGATTGTTTGTGGATAACGTAGAACCAGCGATAGTTTCAAATAAGGCCCCGTTCATAAATTTAGGTACACCAAAGTCAAAAGAGAATCATATGTATAGATATTTGTACGATGAAGCGTACGAAAATAGCTTTACAAGATTACACTTTACTTGGAGAGACGCGATTAAACCGGGCGATGCTTATACAGCGCCTTATACTGAACTTGAAATGTTGGATAAGATGACTGAATGGGGGGAAGATTCTATCTACTGGAAGACAGAATACGAATGTGAGTTTGTAGAGAGTGTATCGAACATATTTACTCCAGAAAAACTAAAGGATTGCTTTGATGACTATAGACCATGGACCAGAGACACGCTTGGAGAAGGTGGAGATTTTCCTTCTAACATCACTGTCGGTGTTGATGTTGGTAAATCTATCAATTCTACTGTTATTACCGGATGGACAAGGGAAAAGTCTATGGGACCGGATAATAGCGAAGATTATGCAAGACTCGTCTACATTGAAGAAATTAGTCCTCGAAGTGGGGGACATGATATTCCATACCAACGTAAACGTATCATTGATGTTTGTCGTTTGTTGGGTGCTGATAAGCTTATTGTTGATTGTACAGGTATTGGTGGGGCGATTGAACAAGATTTAAGAATGGAATGTATTAATAGTAGTCCTCAGATAAACTTTATACCTTTCATTTTTACAGGGGGACCTAGAGGTACTAAGACCCAGATATATAGAGATTATGTTTCTTATATCCAACAAAAGAGAATTAAAGTACCAAACCCTGAACATTTACCTGCATCTCATAAAAAATTAGTTTTGAAGTGGTATGCAGAACATAGAGACTTAGAATACACAATGGACGCCTCTAATAAGACAGAAAAGATATCTGCTCCATCTGGAAAGCACGATGACTACTGTGATAGCTCAGTTATGGGAATACATGGAACATTAAGTGTATTACCGGGCTCTGCTACATTTACATCTACTAACAGAGGTAGTTCTAGAAGATTACATACAGAACCCAAAACTTATTCTAAAGGTGGGTTATTTACAACCAGAGGACGCAATCATCGCGTTAATAAAGGTTTCCCTCTCTAACAGAAGCTTTATATACTATGGTGTGTTTATATAATAGTTGATAGCCATGTCCATATTCGATAGAGTGCGAAGAACCTTCGCTAGAGTAGGGAGCAATCCTCCCACGAAAAAGGATGACCCAGTAAGTTACGGAGCAGGTATAATCAGAAGACTCAAGCTCCAAAACAAACAATTTACCGGTCGAGGGAAAGGAGAATTTGAACCACATATAGGTCAACCAAGAACTTATATGAACGTTTATCTTCAAGACCCTATTATAAGAACATTAATTGATTTACCATGTTTTTATGCAGTAAAAGATAATTTTGATATTGTTACAGATAATGACGATACCAGAGATAAAGTAGAAGAAATGTTTAGAGATATAAACATTGAACAGTTACTTTACGGTTGGGTTAGAAATGCCCGAGTGTTTGGAACTGGCTACTTGGAGTGGACCGGAGATAACTTAGTTCTTCGTTCTAGCCAAAACATGTTTGTAAAAAGAAACGAACATGGTCAGGTAATGTATTATTATCAAGAGATAGGTGATGATAAAGAAAACATAAGATTCGAACCTGAAGAAATTATAGAACTGAAAAACAATCCTTTTGATGATTATGCTTATGGCTTATCAGACATACACCCTATTATATATTTAGTAGATTTAAAAGATTACGCAGAACGAGACATAGGAGCAGCATTAAACAAATATGCCATCTCTCGATTTGATATATCTTGTGGTTTACCAGATATACCTTATGGACCAGATAAAATAAACGAAGTTGTTGACGCGTTTAATAATTTAGGTCCGGGTGAAGATATAATACACGGTAATGATATTACCATTAAAGAGTTGGGAGGAACCCAACGAGCATTTGAATATGGAAAGTATACTGATGATTTATTAAGAAAGATACATATGGCACTTAAAGTTCCTATGACTATGTGGAGTGACCCTGATAAGGCACGTCCTATATTTGAACCATATGTCAATTATTTACAGTCTGCAATAGAAGGAGCACTTAATGCTCAACTAATGCCTCAACTAGAAACTGGTGAAGCTAAGTTTAAGTTCCGCCAAGTAAACATTGAAGATGCATTTACTAAAGCTAAGACAGACATGATATATTTATCTGAAGGTGTTTTATCACCCGGCGAAGTTCGAGAAGAACGTGGCCTTGACCCTGAAGGAGTAGTAGAATTAGATATGGAAACTTCAGAAGATGTAAAGGCATCTCCACTTGAAGGAGGACCGGGCAGTAAAAACATCAATGTATCTGGAGGAAAAGGTACAGATAAAAAAGAAGAAAGTGCTAGAAAGCAAAACAGAGGTAACAAACCCTCTGCTAATGCAACAGGAGATAGAAAATGACTTACGAAAAATGTAAAACATCCGTTAGTGCAACACTAAAGAAAAGGGGTTTTGATGACCCTAGTGAGCTTGCCGCCGGCATGTGTAGCATGTGGGCAACTGAAAATGGCGTAGAGCGTCAATTTGCAGCAGATGGAATGCCTACTGAACCAGTACGCAGAACATTTGGTATTTCCATGGGAGAAGAATCCCAACTTAAATTTAATAGCGATGAGGGAATTGACTCAGTCACCTTTCCAGTGATAGCTATTACTTCCGGCCTTCATACTTACGAAGAAGAAGGCTCGGAGCAAAAGGTTTATATAGAACCAACCATCCTAAAAAGTAATATGGAAGCTTTTAAAGAGCTACCAATTTACATAAACCATCAACGAACGCCTGAGGATTTAATCGGCATGGCTACTGAGCCTCAGTTGATTCAGATGGAGAATGGTAAGAGTGCAGTGCAAATGATGGCCAAGGTCGATAATAAGACCGGACATGGTCAGGAAGTGTTGAACAAAGTCAAAGACGGGGATATGACTCATGTTAGTATCGATTGGTTTTCCAATGATATTGACGTCATGGGTGACACCTATGCCACACAGTTACGTCCCACGGAAGTTAGTTTCATTGATAATGAAAAAATGGACCCCGTCTGCAAGGAATGTAAAATAGGAGAAAAGGAATGTGATTCACACGCTAAAGATGACGACCACGACTGTGGTTGTGGTGGACATGAAGAAGCATGTGAATGTGACGACGGACCATCAGAGGAAGAAACTATGACAGAAGAAGACTCTAAAAAATCCGACGCAGAGAATATCGTCGAACGCGAATTCGCTTCTCTACGTACACAACTCGAAGACGCAGAAGCATCTAAGAAGCAAATCGAATCTGATTTCAAAGCAGCTATGAAAGAGCTAGAAGCATTCAAAGCAGCAGAAGAAGAGAGAGCAGCAAAAGAAGCAGAAGCTAAAAAGTTGGAAACTATAGAAGCAATTATATCTAAGGAAGTCATTTTTGGTACAACCAAAGAAGACACCAAAGATGCTCGTGTCGAAGAATTAACTGCTTGGGATGAACCAAGGCTGACTGGATTCAGCGACGCACTCGCAGCAATGCCTGTCCCTGAGGAGACAGAGAGACAATTTGGAAAGGGTAAAACCCAAGAAAAAGAGTCCCCTGTTGAAGAGACAGAAAGAACATTCGCTGTTGAGATGAACAAAGACGGAAAAATTCGTCTAAATAAAGAATTACTAAGAGGTAATTAAATATGGCAACAGAAATTTTAATAAATGACGGTGGAGCGCCAGCAAGAATTTTACCATTCACAGCTGCATCCGCTGTAACGGCAGGAGATGCCCTAACCATAGACAGCGCAGGAAAAGTTGTTCCCGGAGCAACTGGATTAGCTACAGGATTTAAGGAATACGTCCTTGGATACGCACTAACAACTGTGTCAGCAGAAGAACTTTGCAGTGTTATCACTGGTAAAGGAGTTTTGCTTAAGGCAAACGCAGCAGCAGACGTGTTAACCGGAAAAGGTGCACATCTAAGCTCAACAGCAGGAAGATTAGCATTGAACACTACACTTGGACAACCAAGCGCAGTATGTACTTCCGGCGCAGCATCGATAGCATTAAAACCTATCGTAACGGTATAAGGAGTAAACAATGGTCGCACTTAACGAAAATTTAGCAGCCGGTGTACTTACGTCCCTGAATACAGGTGCCGTAGACGGTGGTGTAGGAGAAAGAGTATTAATTGATTATAAAGACGCAATAGAAGACTACAAAGTAGTTAATCTACCAGCGCTATCAATGTTCTGTGAACCTATGACTACAGAAACTGGCGGTGATATTGATATCACTTTCGCAAAACCCTCAATGGGTATGCAAGAAATCAGCGAAGGTAACACTCCGCAATACCAACACACTAACTTACGCTCCGAGAGAGTGTCAGTTGATGAATGGGGTATAGCAATTGGTGTAACCCGAAGAATGATTGAAGACTCACGATTTAACGAAGTAGAAATGGCTTTGAACGAAGCTCGCAGAGCTGTCGACAGACACGTAACCAAACACGTTGTATATGCACTTTTCGGAATTGCAGATGCAACATTAAAAACCGGTCTAACTGGTGGTACCGTCTCTATTCAAGACAACACAGCAGAATCTGTTATCACAACTTTCGCAACCGCCCCAAACGGTGGTTTCTTAGGAAGCGGTGGTACAGTTAACGAAGGACGTATCTACTCATACGGTAATACATCAGACGCAATCCTAGAAGGCGCCCACTATGTGGACGACGGAGGTTCAGCAGGAGCAGTTGTCTTATCAAAAATTACCGATTCTATGGAACTAATCGGTGGTCACGGATTCAACGCATCAGCTTTGATGATTTCACCCGGACACTACAAGACTATCTTAAATATGGCAGACTTTACAACTGCGGTATCAAACGAGAACAGATATGTTCTAGATACTCCAGTCAATAAGACTTCCATCACAGGACTCATTGGAAGCATATACGGATTAAAAGTATATGTTAACGCATGGTGTCCACCTGACAGATATCTTGTTTGGGATGAAGCAGAAAAGCCTATGGCTTATGTTGAAAGAAGACCATTGACTGTTGAAGAGGCAAATCCCGGATTTGGAATTGTCGGTTCATACATGTCTATGAGATACGGTTTGAAAATTACGAAACCAGCAGCTGGTGTAGTAATAATTAACGCTTAGATTTAATCTAACTTAATTTAAACTCAAACGCAAAAAGGCTTGGAGGAGGGCCTTAATCTCCTCCACTTTACACTTATTTATTTATTATGGGAAAGAACGAACTAATTAATGGAAACCCCGCACAGGGGACTACCAAACCATGGGTTCTCTCTCAAGTCACATCTGGTGCACAGGGAGGAACAGGTGCACAAGGTGGTGACGGACCACAAGGTACAGCTGGTACAACAGCATCTCAAGGTACAACTGGTGCACAAGGAACTACAGGAACTCAAGGTACAAATGGTACTACGGGTTCTCAAGGTACTACTGGTAACACAGGTACACAAGGTAATACTGGTTCACAAGGTGCGCAAGGAAATATAGGACCTACAGGAGCACAAGGTAATACTGGTTCACAAGGTACTACAGGAACTACTGGTTCTCAAGGTACAACAGGTAATACAGGTTCACAAGGAACTACAGGTAATACAGGAAGTCAAGGTGCTATAGGAGCACAGGGTACAACAGGTAATACAGGAAGCCAAGGTGCTATAGGTGGTCAAGGTATCCAAGGACTTCAAGGTCTTCAAGGTATACAAGGACTTCAAGGAACACAAGGTACACAAGGTAATCAAGGAATACAAGGTAATCAAGGAATACAAGGTATTTTAGGACTTTTCGGTGGTAACAGTATAGAATTTAATTATAGTAGTTTTGATATTACCGCTGGTTCTCCGGGACAAACTAATTTTGGATTTAATATTGCATTGCCCGGTGGTGGAGGTGTACCTAATTACGGTTTAATTTCTAAAGTAGGAATATCTAATTTTGATATTAATACTACTGATGTTAGTGATTGGGTGGATTCACTTGATGATGGTACTGGTTCAGTACGAGGACATTTAAGAGTTTTTGAAACAACTGATTCTACTACATGGGTTACTTTTAATATCACTGGAGCTAATGCAGCAGGAGGTGCAGGCACAACAGCGTATGAAGAGCTTCAAGTACAATATGTAGATAGTAATAGTTATTTTTCTAATGGTGATGATTGTGTAATTACTTTTGTACAAGCTGGTGCACAAGGAACTGCTGGTAGTACTGGAGGTGGTGGAAGTCAAGGAACTACAGGTAATACAGGAAGTCAAGGTGCTATAGGAGCACAGGGTACAACAGGTAATACAGGTTCACAGGGTACAGTAGGTAATACAGGAAGTCAAGGTGCAATAGGAGCACAAGGAACAGACGGTGCTACAGGTTCACAAGGAACAGATGGTGCTACTGGTGGAGTTGGTGCACAAGGTATCCAAGGTAATCAAGGAATACAAGGACTTCAAGGAATACAAGGAATACAAGGTATTAAAGGAGACACAGGAGATACTGGTACTCAAGGTAATACTGGTGCTACTGGAGGCGTAGGAAGTCAAGGAGCTACGGGTACTACAGGTAATACAGGTTCACAGGGTACAGTAGGTAATACAGGAAGTCAAGGTGCAATAGGAGCACAAGGAACAGACGGTGCTACAGGTTCACAAGGAACAGATGGTACTGTAGGTGCACAAGGTATTCAAGGTCTTCAAGGAATACAAGGTA